AAGTATTCTTGTCATAATATCAACATAATTATTAAACATCTCTTGTCCCTCGTCAGTAAAATTATATACATCATCTTCATCTACATAGATGCAATCTTCATAATACTTTTCACCTAATTTTTCTTGCATCATAAAGTCTGCAAGTTCACTTGTTACTTCTAAAAAACTAGAAGCATCTATATAATATTTATCAGATCTCATCTTCTAACTCCTCTATCATATCAATAGCATCACGTATAGCATCATATGCTTCTATTGCTTGTGTCTCTGCTTGACTAGCATATGCAACAGCTTCACATGCTTCTGTGATTGCTAACTCAGCAGAGTTCTTTGCTTGTTCTAATTTATCCAATATATCATTATACTTTTTACTCATTACTCATCTCCATTATCTAATAACTTCATTGCTTTTTCTAATCTATCCGTTATTGCATCTAAACAATCCTCTATTTCAGAAATGCTTAAAGTAGTTAAAGAACAATATGCTTCTTCAATTTCATGCCATACTTCTTTTTTAATCATCACTCATCTCCATTATGTATTTCAAAATAGTATTCTCTTATCTCTTCCTCTATATCTTCAAAGTCTATATCCATAGGATGACGTAAATTATTATATACCTCATCAATAGCTTCGTCAACAGTATCACTAAACTTTATAATTTCCGTAACATCCTCGTTATATCTTTCCATTTCAGACTCTATTAAGTTTTTAAATTTGCTCATATCAATCTCCAATTATTATTATTGTTAAGTCTTAACTTATTATTATATACTTGTCAATACCTAGTGTGTAATAAATCCAATTTGTTTTTTACTTGCCCAACAAAGAGTACAATCCGAACATGAGACATTAGCTTTCACTTGTGCCAAGCATGTGATACCTTCATTAGTTATTTCTCTGCTGTTGGCACTAAACTCATCATCTAATTTATTACTAAATCTTATTGCAAATCTATCTTTATGTATGTTTCTAACCGCTATGGTTTTATATCCTAAGGCTCGTATGTGTTCGTACTTGCTTGTAATATGATTGCGAGTATATCCATATATAGCTATGCTACTATATGTATGCAACATACGATTCCAAAACTCTATATATTGTATGCTTTCAAAATCACCTAATACATGCAATCTTATAAGAATACCTTCGGGATATTTCTCTACATAATATTCAATATCACTTTCAAGTCTTAACATGAATGCTTCATTCACTTCAAATCTATGTGCGAATGGCATGTTATTACCATAGCACGTGGTATAATGTTCGCATTCATTAGTGCATGTTTCTCTTTCAATAAGTGTTAATGTAAGTATACGTTTACCTTTATGCTTACCTTTTTTAACTATCTTGCCAAGTTTAACATTAGTACTTAACTTCAATACTCTTGGTGCATAATTAGTAACATCTCTTATTGTAAACTTACTAGCACTATATAGAGTCGTAGCATTTACGATTGCTTTATGTTTCTTATCTAATTGCATTTTATACTTTCCTTAATAGGTTATAATTAATTTGTACTGTTAATATGGATTATAAATATTATATTGTCAACAATTATTTTAATTATTTTTTATTTAATTTATTACTGTTGTATTTATATCACACTATTAAAGTTTCTTTATCGCATACTCTTTTAAGAGTAATGCTAACATTTTAAGGGAAGGTATTTAAACAGTCTCTAACCCTTACTCACTAAGACTTTCAGGCTTCATACTTTCCACATACTATTGAGAGTACAATCTATCAGTAATCATAGCTCAACGTCCATATATCTTACAGTCATAGCTCAACGTCCATATATCTGATATTTATAAAAAAATTTTTTTATTTTTTTTTTGAGCTTTAAAAAATATTTTAATTTGCTATACTAAAATTGTAGGAATTTCCCTACTAACTTAATGGAGCAAATAAGATGCAAACAATAAAACAAAGTAAAATTGATGTACTTAACATAGTATCAGTAGCTTTAACTAGTGAAGGTACTTCTAGCCTTGTTTATCAATCAGAAGCAAACCCTTTAAATGTATTATCTGGAAATTGTAGTCCTGACTTATTTAAAAAAGGTTATTCTAAATTTTTAGGAATGACGTTTCCATATTATATAGATGCAAAAGGTAACAGATATTTAAATATTAAAACTGTTGCTGCTCTTTCTGGTAGACAAAGGAATAGTGTTGATATGTTTTTTAGGAAAAGGGACGCAATGCTTAGAGTAGGATATAGACCGAAACACTTCGGAGGTAGACCAATGAAATCTAAATTCGGAGTTGCTCACGTTAATGAAAACTTAATACCTTTTTTAAATGCCATGACTTACATAAGAACCAGACCAGAACTTAAAACAAAGAAAGGTAAATAATAATGTTATTAAATAATTTAGGAAATAACAAAGCAGTCATTACAAAAGGAAATACTAAATTATTTTTTAGCTATTCAACTTTAATAATGGCAGTCACTCCAACTGAAGTACTAGTTACAAAAGAAAAATATTCCAAGACTACAAGTAGACACTTAAATCAATTTCTTGGAGATTTAACTATTACTAAAAAAGTAGACCAGAAGGAGCTGGACAAACTGGCTTAATAAAAATAATAATCCTTCAGAAAAAAGCCTTGCTATTAATTTAGTAAGGTTTTTTTTTATTTAAAATTTGGGGATTTTCCCTGCGGGATAAATCCAAGAAAGAAGATTTTTATAGAGTTCGCTACGCTCACGCAGTTATTAAGAATTTTTTTTAATAGACTTCGCTACGCTCAGACATTTACTTAGGGGGGGACTCGGAAGGTACCCTTCCTCGTCTTATATATAACCCCACCCCCACGTATAGAGCAAAATTATCAAATTGGGTTTTTCTGGGGTATCACTTGGACGGACCGATAATAATGATTATCATTTATATATGTCTTTACCGGCCTTGTAAAGATAAAATAACATACATTCCGAAACTACGCAAACATTTATTTTTATAAAGTACTTGCCTCTATTGTCTTTCTCTGGTATAGTGCCTTATGGCTAAGGAAGCAGTAAATGATTATGGTCTTACTATTAAGCAACAGAAGTTTGCAGAATCTTATGTAGCGACCAATGATGCATCACAATCACTTATAGATGCAGGATATGCTCCTGTAGTTCGTACCGATACTGGTGAACTAGATAAAAGTAAGACAGCCAAGAGAGCACAACAATACCTCAGCAATCCAAAGATAAGAGCCTACATAGAAACTCTTAGAGAAGAAGTAGTAGAGAAGGTATCATGGACTGCAGAGAAAGTTATTGACAAGATGTATCAAACCTATCTTAGAGCAACTGACAATAATGACTATACAAATGCTAACAGATCAATGGAAGCTATAGCAAAGCACCTTGGTATGTTTGTAGACAAGAAAGAAATTAAACAAGAGTTTAGTGGCATGTCAGATAATAGTGATGAAGATATTCAGAAACTAGCTGATGTTATAGGATTAAAGGTTGTAAAGAGTGGAACTAGCACCAAACACTAAAGATGCTTTTCGTGAAAGTTTATATGCCAGAGCATTACAACAATCACAGAGTAGTTTCTTTTCATATGTGAAGTTTATGGCACCTACCCTTGTGGATGACTTCAAGGTAGGTAAACATATACAAGTTATCTCAGATAAGTTACAACAGATAGTAGATTCAGATGAACCCAAGAGGCTCATGGTCTTTCTACCACCCAGATCCAGTAAGAGTTTATTATGTTCTCAGTTATTTCCTAGCTGGTACATAGGACGTAATCCTAATCATCAGATCATGTCAATCAGTCATAGTGATCAACTAGCAAGTGACTTTGGTAGAACAGTAAGAGATATACTGAAACAAGAATTATATAAAGAAATCTTTCCGGGGGTATCACTTCGACAGGATGTGCGAGCTGCAGGTAAATGGAAAACTAATCAGAATGGTACATACTTTGCCGCTGGTGTAAGATCGCAGGTTGCTGGTCGTGGTGCACACATAGCTCTGATAGATGATGCAATGTCTGAAGAAGATGCATTCTCCGAGACAGGACGAAAGTATATAAAGGATTGGTATCCTGCTGGTCTCAGAACTCGTCTGATGCCCAATGGATCTATTGTCATTATTAATACACGATACCATGAGGACGATCTCTGTGGATGGTTACTGAATAATCAAACAGAAGAAACAACACCATGGGAAGTATTGTCTATACCAGCATGGCTTGATGCAGAGTCTGCTAATCTTCTGGACCTTCCAATAGGAGGTTCGTATTTTCCGGAGTGGAAACCAGAGAAGATACTTAAAATGGATGAAGCAGAGATTCGTGCCAACAATGGTTCTAAGTATTGGAATGCATTATATATGCAGAACCCTACACCAGATGAAGGGGGTTCTATAAAATCTACATGGCTCAGACGTTGGACAGAAGAAGATGCACCAACCTGTGATGTTATCATACAAACTTATGACACAGCTTTCTCCACAAAATCTACTGCAGACTATAGTGTAATACAAACATGGGGTGTATTTGAATGTGCTGTAGAAGATCATCAAGGGAGAGAGTATTGGGCTCCGAGTCTGATATTGTTAGGTAATCATAGAGAACGATTGGAGTATCCTGATCTTCGTAGAGTGGCACAAGAACTCTATGATGAATTTAAACCAGACATATGTATAATAGAAAAGAAAGCATCAGGACAGTCTCTATTACAAGATTTACGTAGAGCTGGACTACCGGTGTTGGATTACTTACCAGATCGTGATAAAATTGCAAGAGTACATGCTGCTACTCCTATTATGGAGGCAGGAAGATTATGGATACCAAGACACAAGGATTGGGCAGAAGATTTATTTGCTGAAGCTATACAGTTTCCCTATGGTAAACACGATGACCAAGTGGATGCAATGACTATGGCTATACATTACTTAAAAGATTCTTGGCACCTGACACATCCAGATGATCCTGAGTATGAAGATAAACCAAGTAAAAACAAAACGTATTGGAATTTCTAATGGCTGGATTAAGTGACATCATAGACTTTGTAAAAGAAAAAATAGGTAGTGAAAGAATAGAATCAATAAAAGAAGCCTTACCTCAAAGATTGTTTCGAGAATCAAATAAAGAATCATGGCAAGATAATAGACAAATTCAAGAAATATTTGATGATGATCCTATCATTAAACGAATGGTAGAAGTAGAATCTAGTAATGATCCTAATGCAAGATCAAGACCGGGTGCAGTAGGTTTAATGCAGGTAATGGAAGCTACAGCTAAAGATCCGGGTTTTGGTGTAACTCCTATGAATCCAAATGATAGAACTGATCCACTAAAAAATGTACAGTTTGGTGCAGAATATTTTAATGCTTTAAAAAATAAATTTAATGGAGATGATAGATTAGCTTTAATAGCCTACAATTGGGGATATGGTAATACTAGAAAATGGGCAGCAGCTGGAGCTGATCCAAACAAACTTCCATCAGAAACTCGTGGATACCTAGAAAAAATATTAGGAGGAGAGAGTACTATGGAAGAACCAGAAGGTATGGCTTCTTATGAAATAGAGGATGAAGTAATTACTGCTTCTGCAAAAGGTGGAAGAATTGAAAGAGATCCCTATAATAACTATAATAAACAAAGGATAATATAATGGCTGTAGAACGTAATCCATTTGAAGGTACTCAAGATTCTTTAAACCTAAATAAATTAGAAGTTAACCTTGATGAAGTAGTAGATGATGAAGGTGTAGAATTTGAGATAGAAGGAGAAGAAACAGAAATAAGTATGGGACCTATGGAAGGAGATCACTACAGTAATTTAGTAGATACTCTGGATGATGATAAGTTATCAGAGATAGGACTACAAGTTATAGATGGATATGAAGCAGATAAAGAATCTAGAGCAGAGTGGGAAGAAACATTTGAAAGAGGATTTGATCTTCTTGGTTTAAAACTCCAAGAAACGAGTGATCCTTTTGAAGGAGCATGTACTGCAGTTCACCCCTTATTGATTGAGTCCGCTGTAAAGTTTCAATCAAAAGCCAGTCAAGAACTCTTTCCTTCAGGAGGTCCTGTTAAAGCAGCCATCATGGGTAATGTAACACCAGATAGAGAGATGCAAGCTCAACGTGTTAAACAGTTTATGAATTACCAGTTGACTGATCAGATGCCAGAATACTTTGATGAGTTTGAAAGAATGCTTTTTAACTTACCATTAGTAGGTTCATCCTTCAAGAAAATTTATTATGATATGACATTAGAAAGACCTGTGTCTGAGTTTATACCTATAGACCAGTTCTATGTGTCATACTATGCAACAGATTTACGTAGAGCAGATAGGTATACACATGTCATTTATAAATCTCCTAATGATATTAAAAGAGATATAGCAAGTGGCATGTATGCTGATGTAGAGTTACCGAATGCTGGTGTACCAGAACAAAGTGGTATTGGTTCTAAGATGGATGAGATTATGGGATTAGCTCAAGGAGAAGCTAATGATCCACAGTATACATTATTAGAACAACATTGTTATCTTAATCTTGATGATGATGATGATGGTGTAGCTATTCCATATGTAGTAACAGCTGATCTAGAATCTAGAAAGATACTATCTATACGTAGAAACTATGATGAGAATGATCCTAAGTTCCAAAAGAAATTACACTTTACTCATTATAAATATGTACCGGGATTTGGTTTCTATGGTCTAGGTCTCATACATTTCCTTGGTAACTTAACAATGACTGCAACTACAGCCATGAGATCATTGGTTGATGCTGGTCAGTTTGCTAATCTTCCGGGTGGATTTAAAGCTAGAGGTGTTAGAATGGTAGGAGATAATGCTCCTATTAGTCCGGGTGAGTTTAAAGAAGTAGAAGCTACAGGTGTAGATTTAAGTAAAGCTATTATACCATTACCATATAAAGAACCATCACAAACTTTGATGGCTATGTTAGACTTTGTTGTAAAGACTGGTGGTAAGTTTGCAGACTCTACAGAACAAATAGTAGCAGACGCAAGTAATGTAGGACCAGTAGGAACTACTATGGCTTTGATAGAAGCAAGTAGTAAGTTCTTTACAGCTATACATAAAAGATTACATAAATCTCAGAAGGATGAGTTTCAATTACTGGCTCAGATTAATTTTGATTTCCTTCCACCAAGTTATCCTTATGAAGTAATAGGTGGAGACATGTCTGTATTTAAACAAGACTTTGATGGTAGAATAGATGTATCACCTGTATCTGATCCTAATATACCAAGTAGTGCACACAGAGCAGCCTTGAGTCAAATGGCTTTATCTTTGGCACAACAAACTCCTCCGGGTACATTTAATACCAGAGCTTTATATCGTGAAGTTCTATTGGCAGCAAACTTTCCTAACTTAGATCAAGTAATGCCACCAGAACCTAAACCAGAACCTAGAGATCCAATGGCTGATATTATGGCAATAGCTCAAGGTAAACCTATTAAAGCGTATCCCGGTCAGAATCATAAAGCACATATTATATTTAAGACTGCATTCTTAGAAGATCCAGCTATAGGTAAGAATCCTTTAATGAAAGCTGGTGTTCCTATATTACAAGCTAACATACGTGAACATGTACTCTTACAATATCAAGAACAACTTGGTGGTATGGTAGAAGCAAGTGGTGTAGCAAATGATCCACAAACTATGGAAATGGTAATGGCTCAAGCTGCACAAGAAATTGCTCAAGCTAATATGAATATGCAAGCTGCTGTATCTCCAGAACAACAAATGTTATTAAATGAGAAAGCACGTATTGAACTGGATGAACAAAGAGTAGAAATAGATGCAGCAAAAGATGCAGCTAACTTAGCTATTAAAGATCGTGAAACTAATCTTAAAGAAGATGAAGTAGCAATTAAAGCATTAGATGCAGCTGGTAAACTAGAAGTTAAACAAAGTGAAACAGCTACTAAATATGCAGAGCTTGCAGCTCGTCTTGCTCTTGATGCTGAGAAGTTAGGAGATGATAGAGATGAGAAACAAGCTGCACGAGCTATAGATAATTTAATTAAAATTTCAGAAGTGGAGAATAAAGATGCCCTTAAAAACAGGGACGAGTAAAGAAGTAATTGATTATAATATTAAAGAACTTATTGACTCTGGATATAAACAAAGACAAGCTGTAGCTATAGCTATGGATAATGCAAAGAAAAAGAAAAAGAAGAAAAAGAAAGATATAATTTAATGGATATGTTTGATGAGATTACAGACTCTTTTGATGTAGAAACAGAACGTCTAAAAGAAATGCTTGCATCAGGAGCAATAGAAGACTATAACCATTATAGACAGATCGTTGGTTCCATAAGTGGAATTGAATGGTCAAAGAATAGTTTAAAAACAATAATTAAAAAAAGGATGGAATCAGATGACTAAAATGTTTTGGATAGCAATTATAATAGTTGCTGGAATAATAATTGGTGGATCTATTTTTATGAAACCTTCTACAGAAGCTGAAGCTAATGATACAGGATATAGTACTTTACCCGGTTGGTCTGCAGGGTACAGATATTACTTTGATATGGATGAGGATGAAAAAAGCAAATTAAGATTGTTTGGAAAATATAAACAAGTAAATGGTAACACATTTAAATTAGGTTGGGACAGACAGACTGGTAAAGATATGAATCAGTTTGATACCAACATAGATGATGATGGTGTTATCTTTTTTGAACAAGAGTTTAAATTCTAGTGCCAGAAATATTTTATGTAGCAACACTCCTTGTGTGTTTTCATGGGGAGTGTACTCAATTTGAAAGTGCACCTTATGCAAAGAATGCAAGTGCAGATCATTGTCAACACATGTTGGTACATACCTTTCAAACTCAAGTAGGTCCATACTATGATGCTATTATTGATTTTGAAAAAGATAATCCTGAAGATATAAAAATTACCTATGCTGGTTGTGATACTACACAACGTAGACCAGATACGGACAATGATTGGAAAATTACTCCCAATGTAAATCCTGATTTATTAATACCTCATCAAAATGATTTACGTTGGCAACAAGAACAAGGAGAACAAATTTAATGATGAATCCTCATTTAGGTGGTGCAAAAACTAATGATGAATGGATAAGTGAAGAAGAGATAGAAGATCCGAAAGAACTTCCTCATGTTCCCGGTTTTCATTTATTAATTAGACCAGTAAGTGCTAAGAAAAAATCTAAAGGTGGAATTATTATTCCCGATAAATTACAAGATGATCTTTCATATTTAACTACTGTAGGTAGAGTTATCAAGGTAGGAGATTTAGCATATGGAGATCAATCAAAGTTTCCTACTGGACATTGGTGTAAAGAAGGAGACTATGTATGCTATGGTAAACTAACTGGTACTAAGTTTGTTTATCAAGGTGTGAAGATGTTATTAATATATGATGATCAAGTATTAATGACAATTAAAGATCCAGCATTATTAGATACAAGCATTAACTTAGTTGCTTAACTCTATATTGTATGGTATAAAATAACTATGCGTAATCTTAGTGTTCGCAAACTATGGAGAGTAAAATGGCAGAAGAACAAGAGTGGAGTGAAATAGATACTTCTAAATCCTCCGAGAAGAAAGAAGAAGTTGCTTTTGAAGTAGAGAATGAAGAACCTATTGAGAAAGTAGAAGCAGTTGTTGAAGAAAAAGAAGAAGTAAAAGAAGAACCTGTTGTACAGAAAAAAGAAATACCAGAGTTAGAAGGTATTGAAACTGATGGTGCTTCTAAAAGAATACAACATCTGGTTAAGCAGAGAAAAGAACGTGAAGAAGCTTTAATAAAAGCTCAGGCACGTATAGAAGCTTTAGAGAAACAACAAGCAGAAATTACTAAAGGTTCTTTAAATCTTAGAGAGAATGCTAATACCAGTAGTGAGAAGTTACTTCAACAGCAACTAGAGATGGCAAAACAAAGTTATCTAGATGCCTATGATAGTGGCAATAAGGAAAAGATGTTAGCTTCTCAAGAAGCAATATCTAAAGCACAAGTAGATTTAAATAATATAGACCAAGATAAAAGTAATCTGGAACGTGTTAAAAAAGAAATAGAAGAAGCTCCACCAGCTGAAGGGATGCAAGCTCAAGCAAATCCTCAGCCTAATCAACCACAACAAGAGTTTGATCCTGTGGCTGTAGAGTGGAGTCGTAAACCAGAGAACAATTGGTTTGGACAAGATCAAGTCATGACAGCTTCAGCATTAGCTATAGATGCTCAACTGAAGCAAGAAGGATATGATCCTAGTTCATCAGAGTTTTATGACGAAGTTGACAATCGAATGAAAGTTAATTTCCCTCATAAATTCGGGGAGAGCCAACCGCAGAAGGCTCCTCAACAGGTAGTAGCAGGAAGCTCACGAACTCCTCCTACTTCTAAAAGCAACAAGGTTAAGTTGACACAAGATGACGTAGCCTTAGCTAAGAAGTGGAATATACCTCTTGAGAAGTATGCAGCCGAGAAGAAGAAAGCAGAATCTTCAGGTGAATATACTAACATAGATCGTGGATAGAAGGGTGCAAAAAATGAAACAATCACGTAATACGGAAACAAGAGAAGAACAAACTAGAGAATATACATACGAAGAACCTAATCTGTTGGACATACCAGATTCAGTTTATGATCGCTTTTTAAGCCAAGGCTTGGCATTACGTTGGATACGTATATCTTTAAAAGGAGATGATGACTATAAGAATGTGGGAAGAAAAACACAACAAGGTTATGAGTTTGTAGATCCAAAGGAAGTTCCAGAAATGTTACCAACGTCTATCGTGGTGGACAAAGGTCGCTATGAAAACTGCGTTGTTCGAGGGGATGTCGCCCTTGCCAAGATAGCCAAAGGACAAGCAGAAGCCAGAAATAAGTATTATCAAGAGAAATCGGATAGTATGATGGATGCTGTAAATCAGCAATTGATGTCAAACAACGACTCTCGAATGCCTATTCAAAATAATAGCAAGAGTAAGACTACAGTAGGAAGGCAACCAAAGTTCTCGTCTTAATACTGTAATTTTTTTGTAACTAACTAACCACACGAGGGAGATAACGATGTCAGATACTGCATCACCAAACGGACTAGTTCCGTCTCGCAGATGGGGAAGTGCATCTAACTCTACAGGAACAAACATGTACAACATAGCTGATGGTTATGCTACAGCAATGTTTACTGGTACTCTTGTAGAAGTTTCAGCCGGCAATCTAACAATTCTTGCCAATGGAGCTAATTCAGGTGCAGCACCTATCGGTGTATTCCAAGGCTGTCAATATACAGCACTTAATGGAACACCAACATGGTCATCATATTGGCCAGCTGCAACAAGTGTGTTATCAGGTACACAAGCTATAGGCTATGTATGTGATGATCCATTTGCTACATTCGTTGTACAGGCAGATGCGTCTGTAACAGCTGGAGATATTATGACTCTTAATTTTGAAGCTAACATAGGCACAGGTTCTACCATTACAGGAATTAGTAACGGATCATTAGATGCTAGTTCACGTAAAACAGGAGCAACAGCTTTGTTCCGTCCTATTGCATATGACGCTGTACCGGGCAATTCTGCCAGCTCTGCTTATCCATATTTGGAAGTAGAATTAATCCATCATGCACTTCGTGCTGGTGCCGTAGCATAATAGAAAGGGAGAAATAACATGGCTGCTATTAATAGAGCTAGTATTGCGAAGCAACTTGTTCCCGGATTAAATGCTATATTTGGCATGGAATACGGAGAAGTTGTGGATGAATTAACACCATTGTTTGAAATGGAAAACTCAGACAGAGCTTTTGAAGAAGAAGTACTCTTCACAGGTTTTGGATCAGCTCCAGTTAAACAAGAAGGTGCTGCTGTTCAATATGATACTGCACAAGATTCATATACAGCAAGGTATACTGCAGAAACAATTGCATTAGCATTTAGTGTAACAGAAGAAGCTATGGAGGATAATCTTTATGATACATTCTCTAAACTTCGTGCACGTGGTCTTGCAAGAGCAATGGCAAATACTAAACAAGTAAAAGGTGCTGACATCTTTAATCAAGGATTCAACGCATCATATGGTGGTGGAGATGGAGTTCCTTTATTCTCTGCTGCTCACCCAATCGTTGGTGGTGCTAATCAAAGTAATTTGATTGCTACTAACGGAACAACTGACTTATCTGAAGCTTCACTTGAGTCAGGTTTAGTATCTGTACAAACTGCTAAAGATGACAGAAACATTCTGATTGGTACAAACGCATTGTCAATTCACATTGCACCACACAATCAGTTTGCAGCTGCTCGTCTATTAGACAGTCCTTACAGACCGGGTACTGCTGATAATGACATTAATGCAATTAACCATGGAGGTCTAGTACCTAATGGTTACTTCGTTAATAAACGATTCAGCGATGCAGATGCATGGTTCTTAAAAACAGATTGTCCTAACGGAACTAAAATGTTTAACAGAACACCATTGCAAACACAAATGTTACCTGACTTTGATACAGGCAACCTAAGATATAAGGCTAGAGAAAGATATTCTTTCGGTTGGTCTGATTGGAGAGGTTACTTTGGATCACAAGGTAGTTAACCTTTAGAACACAGGGGAGAGCGACTTAATAGAATTAGGTTCGAGCTCTCCCCTTTTTTATAAATTACTTCTGACAGCGAAAGCTGACATTAGCCACGACAGGAGAAATAACATGGCAAACACGACTTTTTCAGGACCAATAAGAACTGGTTCGATTTCACATACTACTGGTACATCAGTAGGAACAGACGTTAAAAATCTAGGTTGGGTACAAAACTCTCAAGCTTTCTTTGTATCAATTGGTGATACTACTGTATCTACAACTGTTGTTATTCCAGCACGTAGTATGGTTACTGCAATACATGGACACGTAACAGAAATATTTAATTCAGGAACATCTGATGATTTTGATATAGGTACTGCAGGTGATACTGATTTATATGTTAATGGAACATCTGTAGGAGATACAATTGGATTCCATAATATAGGAGGTGCTGTAGCTAATACATCAGCATGGACTGACACAGGTGCAACTGATCAAAGAGTAATCTGTGTACATAATGCTGTTGGTACTGCAGGTAGTACTGGTAAAATGTATGTAGTAATTGATTATCTACAACATCGTAACTTTAACAATGTAGTAGATGTTGTTACTGCTCCAACAACTTAATTTTCATAAGTATTAAGTTTAGTTTATAATAGGGGAGGAGTAAAATTCTCCCCTGACAATTGGAGTAAAAGATGGCAACAAATATTAAAACAGGTGTTGTAAGTTTAGATAGAGGTGTTGGTGGTACTGGTAATTTTATAGACCTAGCCAGCGATGTTTCAATTATAGATACTCGTATCAGAGGTTTTGGTTATGCTAGTAAACAAGCTGGTATAATGAACATAGCTGATACAAGTGGTATATTAATTCAACAACCTATCTATGCAGCAGATACTGAAGATACAATTTATTTTGATCCTTTAGGAATAAGAGTTAACGGAAAAGTTTCTATGACAATGGTAAGTATAACAGGCGGAGGAGATGTAACTACTACTGTTTCTGCCAATGTGAATGCTTACATTTATTATGGATAGATAAATGAATTATACTACATTAGTAAGTTCAGTTATTGCTACCACAGAAAATGAAGCTACGGAATTTATTTCCCAACTTCCTGATATGGTAGGTAGAGCTCAAGAAAGAATACTTGGGGATATAGATGATATTGGTTTAACCAGTTATACTAGTGTTGCTGTAAGTGCTAACAATGCTTTTATTACAGTACCAACAGGATCAGAGTTAGTTAAAGGATTAGTAGTAGACACTTCAGGTTCCAAAGGTTCTTTACTACAAAGAGAATATGATTATATAATAGACTACTGGCCCGTATCTGTTTCAACTGGTACTCCAAGATATTATGGTTTTAAAAGTAATACACAAATTAAAATAGCTCCAACTCCATCAACAACTCTTGATGCAGAAATAGCTTATCAAACTAATCTAACTACATTAACTTCATCAACACAATCTAATTATTTAACAGACTTCTGTCCATCATTATTGTTTGATGCTACTATGGTAGAAGCTACATACTTTATGAAAGACTATGCAGTATTACAAGCATGGCAACAACAATATGCAACTGAAGCAGCACGTATAAGAAATAGAGCTAGACGTTCAAGAACTAATACAATGCAAGATAACTGGAGTCCAGCTGGCACTCCTGATACGATTCAAAAGGGAGGAAGCTAATGCCAATTAATAGTGCAAGTGGAAGAAATATAGGAGGAGGTAATAAAGATGTATCTTCTCATTATAGAGGTTTTGATTCTGGTAAAGGAAATCCTTATCCAGATAAAGCACCAACTTCATTTAATAAACCACCAAAGCCACAAATGAAAAATACTAGAACTTCTATGGATGGAGTTCAAAAAGGAAGATTAGGTGGACCAAGAAATTCTGCAAAAGATATTAGAGAAAAACCTAAAAAAAGTATTATAGATAGATTAAAAGATTTTGCTACAAAAGGAGAGAATAAAGGAATAGGTCCTCAAGTTCCTGATCTATCTGCTGATCTAGAAAATATTTCTAATGTAGATTATTCTAAAGATAATAGAGATTCTATGTTGAAAGTAGATATACCAATTACTAAAACTGATAATATAGGTGCTCTAATGAGAAGTCCTAGAAGAAGAACACCGGGACAAGGAAGCTATCAAAGAGGTACACCAACTAAAACTAAAATGGTATTAGCTCCACATAGAAATCCAACTAATAAAAAAGTTAGAGTAGCTGATAGACCTGTTACACGTAAGAAAAAAACAATGATTAATCCTAACAGAGGTTTTTCTGGTGGTGGATTAGTTGCATCTTTATACGATTAAATTTAAGGAAAGATAATGTCACAAAAACAAAAAGGTTGGAAAGATAAAATTCTAGATAAAGCAGCTAATAAACTTAGAAAGTTAGAAAAAAAATATATAGACAAAATTCCAGAAGATGAAAAAGAATATAGTAATGATTTGTTTAAACAAAATAATAATAAAGAAGATAATAATGACTTATTTAAAAATGCAAGTGGTGGTAGAATAGTGTCATCATTTTATAAAGGGGGAAAAATATGATGGCAAATAAAATTAAAATTGAAGTTAAGAATGCAGATGGTACAGTTAATAAAAAAGAAACAGCTCGTATTAAAGAAAATACTAGACGTATGGAAAATGAAAGAAAAACAGATATGTTTGGTAAGAGTAGAAAAAAAAGAATAACTGAAGTTCCCAGAGATGCCCTTATAAAAGGAGTAAGAAATGTAATGTCTGTAATTCCGGGACAAGTAGGTAAAAGAGGTAAAGAAGATTTAATGCTTAATCGTATGGCTAAAGAAGTAGATAAGAACTATTTAGAAGAAAAATCTAAAGGTGGTTCTTTATCAGGTTCTAAACTAGTAGCTTCATTTTATAAAGGGGGAAGAATATAATGTTAAAAAATAATTTTAAATCATCTAAGGAAGCAAGAACAGGTAAAGGAGAAAAACTTAAATTAGATTCTTTTACTGATTCAACAGGTAGACCAACTGGACAAGGATTTGGTGCAGCACGTAAAGGACCTTCTGTTGTAACCTTAAACAGAGGTGGACCAGCTAAACAAAAGTATCCATTAAAGTTAAAAGGTGGTGGAATGCCAGCTCGTATGAGAAATAGATAATGGCAATTACACGAGCTAAGACGGGTAAACAAATTAAAGGTAAACTTGGATCTGGTAAAAGGTTTAAGAAGCTTGCTAAAAAAACTTCCCCTGCTTTAGCTGCTTATATAGGCAGAAAAAAGTATGGAAAGAAAAAGTTCCAACAGCTTAGTGCTAAAGGAAGAAAACGTAAATAACATTAACCAATAAAAGGAGGTGGTCTGATGGCTGCAGCAAAAAAAGTAGGTAAAAAGAAACAAGGTTATAAGGCTCGTAAAGATGAATCAATTGCAATGAGAGTTAAAAAGAAAAGAACTCCAAAACAGTTAAGAGCATCTGCAAATGAATCTTATGGTAAGTTTGGTTCTAAAGCTAAGAAAAAAGGTAAAATTAATAGAAGAAAAGCTTAGGAAAAACTAATGGCTACATCTGGTACTAATGCATTTAATTTAGATTTCTATGTGGATGAAATCATTGAGGAAGCTTACGAGCTTGCTGGTGGTCAACCACAAACAGGATATGATGGTCGTAGTGCCAGACGTAGTTTAAATCTTTTATTAACTGACTGGCAAAATCGTGGTGTTCTTTTATGGGGTACAGATTTACAAACAGTAACTCTTACTTATAATCAAGCAAAAGAAACATTGGATACATCAACAGTAGATGTACTTGATGGTTATATGCGAGCTTCTAATGAAGGTAATGATTTGCAAATGACTCGTGTATCTTATGAAGAATACGAAGGTATTGTAGATAAAACTTCAACAGGAAGACCTGTACAGTTTGCTACACTCAGAGGAGAGAATACAGTTTCAGTATACTTCTGGCCTGTGCCTGATAATACTCAGACATATACTTTTAGATATTATAGAGTAAGAAGATTATATGATATTACTAAGAGTGCTCTTCAAAATGCTGATGTACCTTTTAGATTTTTACCTTGCCTTATTAATGGACTTGCTTATTATCTATCTATGAAAAGACCTAATACTTCAGGTGATAGAATTATGATGTTAAAAGCAAACTATGAAGAAACATTCCAATCAGCTTTTGAAGCAGATAAACAAAGAGCAGATATGTATGTAGTTCCTAGATTAGGATATATTAATTAATGGCAAGTAATTCACGAACACCGGGAATTTGTGATCAATGTGGTTTTCAATATAAATTACATGTATTACAAAAGACTAGTTATAATACTAAGGTTTGTCCTGAATGTTGGGATGGTATGTGGAACATTCAAAACAATCCTTTAAATTATTCTCCTACTATAACTCCTGAAGTTCCTGTACGAGATCCAAGACCTCCATCAAATGTAGATAGAAATATTTCATGGGAGGGTGCTACAATGAATTGGGAAGAGCAAACTAATGATTGGAATCTTGTCTAAGTTGTGGTATGATAAAGAAAGTTTGGAGCTAAAGAATGACGACATTAACTGGTACTAAAATTGCAAATACTTATGGTGGACTACTCAAGGTTAGTTCAACAGGAGTAAGTGGCACTCTACAAAATGTTACAGATGGTTATGGTAATAATTCTGCCATTCAACTTTCTAATTCTACATTTAATATTTCAGGTGCTTTTCAATTAGGTGGTACAGCAATTACTGCTGATGCTTCTGCAATTAATGCTATAACAGATTTAACAGGTTTCAATGGCTATGTTGCCATGGTTAGTGGTGTTGCTTATGGTAGAGAGTTAACACGTAGTGCTCCTTTATCTATTACTAATGGTGCAGGACAAGCTGGTAATACTAATATATCTTTACAGATTAGTGGTATAACTTCTGGTACTTATGGTCCTTTACATAAATTTAATATTAGTGAATTTGGAATAGTAGTTAGTGCAGAGACTACTTCAAGCATGACTCTAACTAATTTATCTGTAACTGATCTTTGGGTAGCTCAAACTCTTACAGGAAACAGAGCAACTTTTATTAATGAAGTATCTGCTACTGGAGGTTTTAGAGGAGCTCTTACTGGTGATGTAACTGGTAATGTAGTAGGAAATGTAACTGGTAATGTAGTAGGAGATGTAACTGGTGATCTTACAGGAGATGTAACAGGAGATGTTACTGGTAATTTAACTGGTAATGTAACTGGTAATGTTAGTGGAGCAACTGCAAACTTTAGTTCTAAAGTAAGTGGAACTATGGTAGTAGGAGCAAGTGCAACTTTTACTCAACAAGTAAGTGCAGGATTTTACTATGGAGATGGTAGACATTTAGTTAATCTTCCTTCTGGTGCTGGTGGTACAATGAATGCTCTAACTGCTGGTAATGGAATTAATATAACAGTAGATGCAGGTACAACAACAACAGCAAATGTAAGTGGTACTATAAAAGTTTCAGATGCATTAACTATTACTTCATTAGAATTAACAGGTACAGGAGATGGATTACAAGTTAATCATAATGCTAGAATTAATGGTAATGTTACAGCATCTGCATACTGGGGGGATGGTTCTAATCTAACAAACTTACCAAGTGCTTCAACATCTGTTGCAGCTTTCACAGTTAATCAACTTACTGCTGTATCTTCATCTGCATTAGCTTCAGCATCTGCAAGTAGTTTAGTAGTAAGTGGTAATGTAACAGCTACTGCATATTGGGGAGATGGTTCTAATTTAACTAACTTACCAAGTGCTCCTACATCTGTAGCAACATTTACAGTTAATCAACTTACAGCAGTATCATCTGCTATATTAGCTTCTGCTACAGCAGATAGTTTAGTAGTAAGTGGTAATGTAACTGCATCTGGATATTGGGGAAGTGGTGCTAACTTAACAGGTATTGTGTTACCTGCAAGTGGTACAGATTTAAATTTAAACAATCTTAATGTAGGAGTTAAAACTTCTACTACAGCTCTGGCAGTAAATGCTATTGCATCTATAGGTGGAGATGTTTATGTAGCGGGTGGTAGTATAGAAGTAAAAACAGATAGCGGTTCTCCAGCAAATATAGATTTATATTGTGAAGTTGGTAATGCTCATTATGCAAGATTAGAAGCTCCAGCTCATTCAGCATTTAGTGGTAATGTAGTAGCAACTATGCCTGTAAGTACTACAAAACTAGCAGGTGTTTCAACAACAGATACATTTGTAAATAAATCTTTTGGTAATCAAACTACATTTGGAAGTGGTATAACTGTTGGAACTAATGTAACTGCTGCAGCTTATTGGGGTGATGGTTCTAACTTAACTAATTTAACACCTTTTACTTCTTCAGCTAATTTAACAGTAAATAACTTAGGAGTAGTAACTGCTGCAAGTATTACTGATTTAACAGCAGGAACAGTAGATGTAACAGGACAAGTATCTGGAGTAGGAATAACTTTAAGTGGTAATGTTACAGCTTCAGGATATTGGGGAGATGGATCAAACTTAACTGGAGTAGCTACTAATGATAGTATTATAGCTCTCGCAATAGCATTAGGATAATAACATGGCAAATACATTTTTAAGAAAAACATCACAAGGAATAGGCACAGGAGCAACAAGAGTAGGAAGTTATACTGTTGCTTCAGCTACACAAACAACTGTTATAGGATTAACTTTAGCAAATGTAACAGGAAGCACCATTTATGTTGACTGTGATCATAATGATGGAGCTACTGATACAGCTTTAGTTAAGACTGCACCTATACCATCAGGAGGTTCATTGATAGTTGTAGGAGGAGATCAAAAAGTTGTATTACAAACAGGAGATGGTATATTTGTTAATTCAGATGTAGCTTCTTCCGTTGATGTTGTAATGTCAATATTGGAGATAACATAATGTCATACCTTGGTAATGGACCAGCTGATGCAATAGCAACATCAAGTCAAATAGCTGATGGTGCTGTTACTACACCTAAGTTAGCAACAGGTGCTGTTACTAATGTAAAGGTTAGTGCAGGAACATTAATGGATGCTGCTGTAAATGCTAATGCAAGTATTGCTCTTACTAAGATAGGAGACAATGCAACTCTTGCAAAGAATGATACTAATAATTCATGGGTTAAAGCTCAAGCAGGATATACTGTATCCTCTTCAGAAACTGGAGCTTTTACTTTTGATTATGATACATACCAAAATTTTATTGTAACTCTTGGAGGTAATATTACTTTCTCAAATCCTACCACAGAAAATGTAGGACAATCAGGAGTAATAGTTTTAGTTCAAGATGGTACAGGTAGTAGAACTTTATCTTTAGGAACAGATTATGAAACAGTAGGTGGTGCTGGAATTACATTAAGTACAGCTGGAGGATCAGTTGATGTTCTACCATATTATGTAAAAGCTACAGGAAGCATTCAATTGGGTGCACCACAATTAGCATTTAGTTAGGAGAAGAAATGACAACCAGAGCACGATACCTTGCAAGTTACCATGCTTCCGTAGGAGCTATAACTAATACAAGTCAAACTTTTAGCACAGCTCAAATAGGAGCAGTTACTACTTTAACTGATGGTGCAAACATTTCTACTGATCTCGCTGTAAATAATAATTTTCAAGTAACTCTTGCAGGTAATAGAACTTTAGATAATCCTACTAATCCGGGTGTTTCACAAACAGGTTCTATATTTATTGTACAAGATGGTTCAGGTAGTAGAACATTATCTTTTGGAACTAACTGGAAGTTTGCTGGTGGCACAGGTCCAACACTTAGTACAGCTGCTGCTGCAGTTGATAGATTAGATTATGTAGTAAAGACTGCTAGTGAAGTACAATCTGTAGTAACTCTAGATATAAAAACGATTGCGTAGTCCATGGGAGTGCTAGGTAACAACGCACTTGTAGGAGCATCTGCAGCTGGTGCAGCAGGTGGTGGTAATTTCTATACGCATCAAATTCCAAACTCAGTCAGAATGGTTGCTCCTAGTAGCACATCATCAAACAATTCTAGATTAACAAAAACATTTAGTACTGTTGATTCTAATGTACATTTTACTTTAAACTTTTGGATTAAAAGATCAGCAATAGAAGGAAAAAATCCAGTTTCAAGTGCAAGACCATTAACACTATTTACTCCTAGAAGTGGTACAAGTGGTTCTGTTTTACAAGAATTTCAATTTGGTGCTACTGGTTCTTATGGAGCAGGAGATGCTTTTGTAATTACTAATACAAATAGTGGTACATATATTTTATCTACTAATAATTTATTTCGTGATACTTCGGCATGGTATAATATTCATATACAAGCAGATCTTGATAATGCTTCAGCAAGTGAAAAATTAAAAATATTTGTTAATGGAACAGAAGCTTCTTATAATGTAGATAATAGAAGTTCATATACTTCTTTAGCAGGAGTAGTAGCTGGTGCTTGGACAATAGGAGATTATTATAATTATGGTTATCCTATTCAAAGTTACCTAGCACAATGGTGTTATATTGATGGAACTACATATGCACCTACAGATTTTGCAGAAATGTCTAATGGAGTATGGATACCTAAAGATGTTACTGGATTAACATTTGGAAGTGCAGGACATTTATTAATGTTTCAAGATAGTAGTGCTTTAGGAGATGATACAAGTGGTAATACTAATGATTGGACTTCCTCTAATCTTGACACACACGACCAAATGTTAGATACTCCCACCTTCAACTCTAGTTCTAATGGTGGTAATTATCCTACATACAATCCTTTATTAAAACCACCTAGTAATTTAACTCTTGCAGAAGGTAATTTAAAAGCTACATTAACTTCAAATAATACTGGAATTATGACTAATTGGCAAGTTCCTTTAACTGGTAAATGGTATTGGGAAGTTGATATGGATAATATACCTTCAGGTCAAGGAATATATATAGGAGTTATGCCAGCAAATACTGACCTTACTATTAATCAAGAATCAAATAATTTAGGACTTGTTTATTATTCTATTAATGGAAATAGTATATTAAAAGGTACTAGGTCGTCTTATGGTGCAACTTTTACTACAGGTGATATTATAAGTATAGCTGTTGATAGAGATGCTGATACTATACAGTTTTATAAAAATGGTTCTGCACAGGGATCAGCAATAGATGTATCTAGTCTTGATGCAGAGTTCTTTTGTTATATGGGTTGTACAGGAGGAAGTGGGCCATTTAGTGCAATTCTTAATTTTGGACAAGATGGAACTTTTGCTGGAAATGTTACAGCACAAGGTAATAGTGATGACACAGGCTATGGTAACTTTTATTATGCTCCACCTACAGGATTCTTAGCTATGTGTTCTGGTAATCAGCCACTATCTGCACAAATAGATCCAGCACAAAATTCAGATGATTATCCACAAAAATTATTTGGTGCTTATACTTATGTAGGAAATAATGATGGTGATAGAACTGTATCAACAGATTTTCAAACAGATATGGCATGGATAAAAGTTAGAAGTATTGTAGATAATAATTATATTCAAGATTCTACCAGAGGATTTGGGTTTAGTAAATCTATTAGTACTAACTCAACAGGACTAGAAGGAGCTAATGGTGGAGCTCCAACCACTACTAAAGTAGATTCTGTATCTTCCTCTAATATGGTAGTTACTGGAGCAGATTTTACTTATTCAAGTGCAACTTATGTTGCGTGGCTTTGGAGAGCAAATGGTGGAACAACAGTAACAAATACACAAGGTTCAGAAGACTCTACAGTACAAACAGATCCTTCAGGACATTTTAGTATTGTAAAATGGACAGGTACAAGTGATTCATGGGGTAATGCTATTACAGTTGGGCATGGATTAAATGCTGCTCCTGATCTTATAATTGGAAAAAAGTATTTAGGAAATGCAGATGAATGGCAAATATTCTTTAGTGATTATGGAGATTATTCTATAGGTGGTTCTAATGCTGCTTCTAATTCTTTAGTTTTAAATAATGATTCTGCTCTTTATACAAATCAATCATATAAAGGTTATGGTGGTGTTATGCCTACTTCAACAGTATTTACAGTAGATGGTAATAATCTTAATGGTTCTGGTGATACAGTTTTAGCTTATTGTTTTGCAAATTGTGAAGGATATATTAAAGTAGGAACATACGAAGGAAATGCAAATGCAGATGGTGTATTTGTTTATACTGGATTTGAACCAGCATTTTTTATGTGCAAACCTTTACCAGCAGGAAATTGGAGAATACAAGATACTAAAAGGTCTCCTTATAATGTAGCTAATAAAACTTTATTTCCTAATCATACGAATGCAGAACAAAGTTACAGTTCAGATCGTATAGATATATTATCAAATGGAGTAAAAATGAGAGCATCAGATTCAAATTATAACCAAGCAACAACATTTGTATACTTAGCTATGGCACATAATCCTTTTAAGTACTCATTGGCTAGGTAGAATTAATATGATAAAATACAAATTATAACTAAAGGAGAAATAAAATGTGGGCACTCGTAAAAGATGGAAGTGTAAGTGAGATAATTGCACATCCAAAAAGTATAGTAGATGAGAATGGGATACAACATCCTCGTTCTGTTTTTACTATATGGACTAAAGAAGAAAGGTTAGGATTAGGTATCTATGATGTTATCATGGCTCCTACATATAATCCTAATTATTATATATCTCATGATCCAACTTATGAAATAGATGGTGATAATGTCGTACAGTCTATTGAAAAAGCAGGTGATATTAAATTAGAAGATGAAGATGCATTAGATGAAGAAGGTAATAATCTTTTAGATATTAGTGGTAATCAAGTAATCAATAGAGGATTAAAATATAGTACTATTCAAAAAGTTAAATCTCAACAAGCATCTTATCTAAGTTCAACTGATTGGGCTATTATTAGAAAAAGTGATAATGGAACAGAGATACCAGCAAACATTCAAACACATAGAGATGCTATAAGAAGTAAAGCAGAAGAAATGGAAACAGCTATTAGTGAATGTTCAACTATGGATGATTTTATTGCTCTTAATACTTCTACTCATAATGAAGATGGAACAATAAAAGAAATAGCACTATTAAATGATTGGCCTCAACTAGGAGAATAATATGGCTTATATCGGTCAAGGACTACAATATGGAAAAACTGATAAAGCTATTGTAACTGCTACTGGTGGACAAACTACTTTCTCTCCTTTAACATATACAGTTGGTTCTGTTGATGTTTTTCTTAATGGTGTATTATTAGATGCATCTGATTATACAGCTACTAATGGTACTAGTATAGTATTAGATGTAGGAGCAAGTGCAGGAGATTTACTTGAAGCCCACGCACAAAAGTATATCTCTTCTTTCACTACAGCTTCTACACAGTTTACTATTGCTGGAGATGGTGGTGGTTCACAAGTTATTAATGATGGTGATACAATTACCTTTGAAGGTGGCACAGATATTACAGCTGCTGTCTGTGCAACAGATACAGTTAAAGTAAGTGCAAGTCCTACTATAGCTAGAACTAATGTAGCTCAAAGTTTTACAGCAGCACAAAGAGGAGCTACTCTTACTGATGCAACTAATACTGGTAATATAACTTTAAACTATGATACTTATCAAAACTTTGTTTTAACTCTTACAGGTAATGTAACTTTAGATAATCCAACTACAGATGTAGTGGGACAATCAGGAGTTATGGTTCTTATACAAGATGGTACAGGCTCACGTACTTTATCTTTGGGAACAGATTATGAAACAGTAGGTGGAGCAGGAATAACTTTAAGTACAGCAGGAGGATCACTTGATGTTCTTCCATACTTTATTTCAGAAGCAGGTAAAATACAATTAGGTGCTCCTCAGTTAGCATTCGCATAAAGGAATAATAAATGTTTAATAATCAACTATGGCAAAAACCAGCAGGTGGTGCAGTTGACAATTTTTATGACCATCAAATTTCTAAAAGTTTTAGATTTGAATCTGGTTATTTAAAGTGGACTCCGGGTAGTGCAGGTAATAGACAAGTCTGGACTTTTAGTATGTGGGTTAAAAAAACTGAAAACACATATCAAAATGTATTAAATGCAGGTACATCTGGTAATCAAGATAGTAGACTCAGAATGTATTGGTATCAGGATAAATTAAGTGCTTCATCAGCAAATGCTAATTTTAATAATAGTGCAGCAGTATATCGAGATACTTCTGCATGGCAACATGTAGTATGGAAATTGACGGGAGGTACTTCTTATCAATATGTTAATGGCACTTTAGCTTCTTCTTATGCTGTATCTGGTAATACTGCTATAAATAATAATGTAGAACATACTTTAGGTATTGATGGAAGTTATACTGCTGCTGATAAATTTACAGGATATATGGCAGAGGTAGTTTTTATTGATGGAACTGCTCTTGATCCTACTGATTTTGCTGAAACCAAAAATGGAGTATGGATTCCTAAAGATGTTTCAGGATTAACATTTGGTTCTCAAGGTTACTATTTAGATTTTGCAAATGCGTCTGCTCCCGGTAATGATGTGAGTGGAAACAATAATGATTGGACAAATGTCTCTTTAGCAACTGACGATCAAATGGTAGACTCTCCAACCTTTGGAAGTAGTTCTACTGGTAATTGTTGTACTTTAAATACTTTAACTGAACAAAGTGGTCTTACTATTTCTGAAGGCAACTTAAAAATGAGTCGTAGTTCAGCAGGAAATGTTGCTATTCCTGCAACTATGGGTGCTTCTACAGGAAAATATTATTTTGAAGTATATTGGAATAATGACACAGGAGTAGGAAATTATGCTTGGGGTTTTGTTGAGCCAGAAAGTACAATATTTGGTAATAATACTGCTATTGCTATTCCTGACACATACAATTTAAGAAATAATTCTGGTCAAACTTATGTAAATGGTAATAGTGCTAATATGAATGGCACACAGCCTACTACAGGAACAATTATAGGTGTAGCAATAGATTTTGATAATGGTAAAATATTTTATGGTCAAGATGGAGGCTCTGGTTCCAGATCTATGAACTGGAATAATTCAGATACAGGTACAGGTGTTCCTGCTGATGGTACAAATCCTGCTCAAACATTTACTGCTGGTAGTATCACTCTTATTCCTGCTTTTAGTATATCTTCTATAGGTGATACTAATTGGATACTAAATTTTGGACAGTCATCAGCTTTTTCTGGAGCCCTCACCAGTCAAGGAAATACAGATGGTAATGGTCAAGGAGATTTTTATTACTCTCCACCTACAGGATTTACAGGTTGGGCAACTGGAGGATTATCAATGGATTCAAATGTAGATCCTGCCCAGACTGACGATGGTTATCCGCAAAAACAATTTAATATGTTACAATACACAGGTAATGGTTCTCAAAGAACATTAACTACTCAATTCCAAATAGACATGGGTTGGAATAGATCAACAATACAAGCTCAAAATTGGTACACACTAGATACAAGTAGAGGATGGTTTGGAGCTAGTTCTAATAATAAATACTTATCAATGAATTTAGTTGACCAAGAAGCAACATTTCCACAATACAATTTTAATGCTCAGAGTGGTAATGATATTACTTTAACAAGTGGCACAGCATTTAATTCTGGTAGTCATACGCAACAAATGTGGTACTGGAAAGGTAATGGAGGAACAACTACAACTCCAAGTGGAGGAACTTTAGCAACTACTGTTCAAGCAAATACTGATGCAGGGTTTTCTATAGTTCAATATACAGGTGATGGAGGTACAAGTAATTTTACATTAGCTCATGGTCTGGGTAAAAAACCAAATATGGTATTACTAAAAGACAGAAGTAATAATAGTAATAACCAACAATGGCATGTTTTTATGATTGATGCTGGTTCTATTCCAAATGAAAATTACTTTTATACCTCTTATGCTTCTACAGGGCAAACATCTACTAATGGAACTGTAAATAGTAGTACCACTACAGCTACTGTATTAGGAATGAGTAGAACAAGTGCTATAGGTGGTGGAATGAGTATATCTCAAAGTGGTCATAATTTTGTTATGTATGTCTTTGCAAATATAGAAGGCTATTCTAAATATGATATGTATGTTGGAAATAATTCTAATGATGGCACATTTGTTTATACTGGATTCAAACCAGCTTTTATATGTATCAAAGATTTTGATAGTGCTAATTCTTGGAGAACATATGACGCTATAAATGATCCTGTTAATCCAGCTGATCATTGGATGGTATTAGACGGGAGTCCTGTTGCTATAAATACTTCTGATACAACTTCTGATATAGACTTTCTTAGTAATGGATTCAAAATTAGAGGTGATGCGAGTACAATCAATGGTACTGATGGTAATAAATATATGTATATGGCGTGGGGATCTAATCCATTTAAATATGCAACAGCAAGATAATTTTGAATAACAACTAAGGTATGGTACAATGACTGATAAGACTGCAATGGAATTAGCTCTTAAAGCTTTAAAGAAAATAGAAGAACATGAAAAAGAATGTGGTCTAAGGTGGGCAGAAGCAACAGTAGAATTACGTGGATTAAGAGAAGACACAACTCGTAATACACAAAGATGGGAAAGACTAGCTTGGCTAGTTTGTGGTACACTTATAACAGCAATTATTGCTGCATGGATTAAAGGAAACTTCTAATGTCATCAACATATACAACACGATTAAGACTAGAAAAACAAGGAGATGGAGAGAATCCTAATACATGGGGACAGAAACTTAATCAAAGTGTAATTGATTTAGTTGACTCTGCTGTAGCAGGATATACTAATGTTGTAGTAAGTAGTGTAGATCTTACATTAACAACATCAGATGGAGGAGCTGATCAATCTCGAACTAAAACTTTAGAAGTGACAGGTACTTTAACTTCTAATGTAGCTATTATTATTCCTCAAGTTCAAAAAGATTATATGGTTTATAATAATACTAGTGGTGCATATACTGTAACAATTAAAACAGTTGCTGCTGCTGGTTCATCTATAGCACAAGGTGGTATTGGATCTGTTATTTGTGATGGTACTAATGTACATGCAGCTAATGGTACAGGTATTGGAGCTAAGAATTTATTTGCAGTAAGTGCATCTGATATAGGTGTTGATTTAATTACACAAGCAACAACAGCAACAACTAGAGCTCAAATAGGAATGGATAGTGCATATGTTAGTACTACAGCTTTGATTGATAATGCTGTTATATCTACTAAGATTACAACCACAGGGAGTACAGCGATAGGCAATGCAATAGGTCAACGATTGGTTTCAACAGCAGGACCAACAAGTGCAACTGATCCGGGTTCTCTAGGTACATTATATACAGGAGATCTTTGGTATAAAACTACTGCGTTCTCATAATGGCATCATCATTCTACATAATAGAGGGTGGAGTTTGGAAGAAAGTTTCCGAAGCTAGTATCTATACTGGAAGTGCATGGGAATCTGTATCAAATATTTACTATTGGAATGGTAGTGCATGGGTAAAAGGATTTACCAAAGGCTTTGAATTTAGTAAAACTTTTTCAGGAACTACAAATAATTTTGATACAGCTACAGAAGCAACTGCTCAAGGATGGAATGGAACAGATAGTGTGATAGCTAATTTAACTTTATCAAGTGCAGCTATTATTAGAAGTAGTTCTGTAAGTACTTATGCATTTGAAACTACTGGTTTACCTGCTAACTCTCAAGTTAATCTTACATTAGATACTGGAACTTATATTGTAGGTAAAGGTGGAAAAGGTGCTATAGGTTCTTTCTCTGTAGTTATTCCATATCCAGATCCCGGATATAGTGATGGACAACCGGGTGGACCAGCTATACAAATTATTAGTGGTGTTACTATGAATCTTACTAACAACGGAACCATCGGAGGCGGTGGAGGCGGAGGTGGTGGAGGAAATGGTGGTGAAGCCTTTGCTCTTGCTGGAAGTTTCCAAGGAGGATCTGGTGGAGGTGGAGCTGGTTATGGAGAGGGAGGCCCTGTGAATCCCGGACAAGCTAATGCTTATGTATCTGGACCTGCAGGTAATCCCGGAACTTTAACTACTGGTGGAACAGGAGTTGGTACTATTAATACTCATAGTTCTTTTGGTGGAACTGGTGGTAATGGTGGTACTTTAGGAAGTGCTGGTATTAATGCAGTTAATGGTGGTAGTGCACCATATGGAATGTATAGTTCTGCTGGTTCTGGGGGAGCAGCAGGTGTAGCTATTAATGGATGGTCAAGAACTAATGCAATAACAGCAGGTACAATTTTAGGAGCAAAAAATAACTAATGGCATATGATTCAGTCACAGCAAAGTTAGATTTTAAACCGGGATTTCATAGAGAGTCTACACGTTATGCCGAAGAAGGTTCATGGTATGATGGTAATCGTGTACGTTTCAGAGAAGGTAGACCAGAGAATATGCGTGGCTATAATAAAAGAGTAGCTACAGCTTTTGATGGTATAGCTAGAGATTTACTTACATGGTCTGATAATGATACTACAAAACATATTATGTTTGGTACAGAACAAAAAGTATATTCATATGATGGTGATGCAAATATTGATGTAACTCCTTTAGTAAGCACAGTTAATTTAGTATCAGTAATGGATTATGTATCTGGTGAAGTGACAATAGCAGTATCTTCTACTAATCATAATTTAAATACTGGTGATTGGATTACTTTTGTTAGTTCTACAGTTACAGCAGGAATAACTTTAAAAGATCAAGTATGTCTTGTTTCTGTAATAGGTGTTAATAATTATGAATTTGTTAATAGTACTCAAGCAACAGGAACTTTTACTGATATTGGTAATGCAGAAGTAGGATACCTTTTACCTACTGGTAATGTGAATGCGATACAAGGACTAGGTTATGGAGCTGGTGTATATAATGCAGGAGTTTCTACCACAGGAATGAGAGCATGGAATGAAGCTGCAACTACTTCTAATATAACTTTCCCTGCAACTAATTGGTCCTTTGATACATGGGGTGAAGATGTAGTAATGGCACGTAGAGGTGGACGTATTTATTATTATGATACAGATGTATCTGTTACACCTGAAAGAGCTTACCTTGTTACTGCATCACCAAGTGTTAACAATGTAATACTAGTGTCTCCTAATGACAGACATCTTATATCTTTTGGTTCTAATGAATATGCTACTGGTACTTACAATCCTTTACTAGTTCGTTGGAGTGATCAAGAAAACTTTAACAACTGGACTCCAGCTATAACTACAACTGCTGGTGAAACTATATTAACAGATGGTTCTCAAATTATTGGAGCTGTTCGTTCTAGAAATCTTATTGGTGTATTTACTGATAATGCTTTATATGGTATGCAGTTTGTTGGTCCACCTTTTATATTTAATTTTAGACAATTAGGTACAGCTTGTGGATTAGTATCTCAACATGCAGCTGTTAATGTTGATGGTCGTATGGTATGGATGGGTGAGAATAACTTCTTTATCTTTGATGGTCAAATGAGAAATCTTGATTGTACAGTTAGAAGATATATCTATGATGATATTAATACTTCACAACAAAGTAAAATATTTGGTGGAATTAATTCTGAGTTTAAAGAAGTAGTATGGTTATATCCTTCTAGTAATTCAGAAGAACCTAATCGTTATGTAATGTGGAACTATGGTGATAACACATGGGTATATGGAGAATCATTATGGACTACATATGCAGATAGAGTTGTATATGATAATACAATAACTACAAGTAATGATTCTTATCTTTATAATAATGAACCAGATGATTACTATAGTGCTGATGGACAACCTATTACTGCATACTTAGAGTCTGCTGATTTTGATATTAAAGATGGTCATGAGTTAATGTTTATTGATAGAATGATTCCAGACTTTACTATTAATGATGGTAACATACAATTTAGTTTGTTTACTAAACAGTTTCCTGCAGGAAATCTTATAGAGAAAGGACCATTTAATATTAATTCTGGTACACAACAAGTACATTTAAGAGCAAGAGGAAGACAAGCAAGAGTAAAAGTTTCTAGTTTTACAGACAATACCTATTGGAGATATGGTGCTGTAAGATTAGATATTAAACCAGATGGACAACAATAATGGCTAGATACCCAGACTTACCAACAGCATATAATATTAAGAATAAAGAAATGAATGACACTTATAATGATCTTAGATCATGGAGTGGTAATTTAGTTAATGAATTAGAAACAAGAGATGCAGAGGAAAATAATAAACCTTCTACTAATATTTATAGTGTAGTAACTATAACAAATATTGGTAGACCTCAAGCAGGAGATGTAGCTTATAGTGCTAGTACAGGTAAATTTAAAGGATATGTTAGCACAGCAGTAACACAAGCATGGGTAGATTTTAACTAACCTTTGCAAACACAGGCATTACAGGATATAATGTCTATAACTAATGGAGTAGAAACGTGGCACAAAGACCTATGGTAAATCCAACAACAGCAATGCCTGATGCACCTATGTCAGGACTAGCTAACCTTATGGCAATGAAGGGCAGAGAAAATGATAGTATGCTTGTTCATCTTAGTCCTAATGAAGTAAACAATCTTAATAAATTATCTGGTAATACCATGACTATTAATCCAGACACAGGATTACCTGAAGGAAAGTCACGTTTTCTTGAAGCAGCTTTACCAGCTATTCTCAGTATAGGAACAGCTATTGCTACAGGTGGTTCAAGTATTCCAGTTCAAATGGCAGCAGCAGCTGCAGCAGGTTATGGTGGACAAAGATTAGTAGGTAAAGATCATGATGAAGCTTTAACAAGTGGTTTAATTAGTGGAGCTACTGCAGGATTATTAGGTGGTACAGGTTCAAAAGCTTTAGAAGGAGTAACAAGATCAGGTATTGCTAAAGAAGCTATTCCTGCAGCATTACCAAGTAATCTTGCTACAAATGAAGGCATGAAAGCATTTATGAACAAAGGTATAAATGAAGCAGTCTTACAAACAGCTAATCAAAAAATAATAGATGAAGGAATACAAGGAAGTATTAAAGATATTGGAAAGGCTGCTTTTGCAAAACCTACCGATTTATTTAGAACTGTAAATGAAATAGGTATATCTGAAGCATTAAAAAATCCAGCTACAGCTGTACCATTAGCAACACAATTTGCAGGACGTACAGGAATGAATGCATTAGTAGATCAGATGAGAGCTGATGCTAATAAACCATTAGGAAATTTAAATGCACCTGTTACAGAAGCAGGAGAGTTATTCTCTACACCATTTACACAAACTGCTCTTGGTCCATTTACTCAAGATCAAATAACTAGTAACTTTATAGGTGGTGGTACTGGTCCTTATGGTATAAATTATTTTAATCAAGGATTTGCACAAGATGGTGGACCTGTTAGTAAAATGAATCAAGGTGGTCTTACACAGTTTCAAAGTATAATGGGTAATCCTGCTTTACAAATACAAAATCCTAATCCACCATTAAGTATGGCAGTTGGTGGGTTATTAAGTATAGCAAATAAGCAACCAAAAAAAATGTTTATGGGTGGTCCAACTAAAGTTTTTGATCAAATGTTAAATGATCCTAAAGTATTAGAACTTTTACAACAATCACAAACACAAGCTCCAAAACAATCATATGATGTGTTAGCTTCTCTTGGTGCTAATCCTCCACAACAAATGAATCATGGTGGTATGGCAGGAGCAGGTATGGCACAAGATTCAATCATGCCAGCCATTGCTCCGTTAATTCAAGTAGCTAATCAAGAAGCACAACAAATGAGAACAGGTGGTATGCCACAACAAGCTTTTGAAGGAAGAGTAAAAGGACAAGGAGATGGTATGTCTGATGAAGTTCCTTTTATGATTGAAGGAGAACAACCAGCTTTATTATCTGTAGATGAATATGTATTACCTGCTGATGTTGTAGCAATGATTGGTAATGGTTCAAGTGATGCAGGATCAGATAAGATAGACGGAGCAATAGCAAATATAAGACAAGATAAGTATGGTAGACCAGAACAACCTAGGGAGACAGAAGGGCTAGGAGGTCTCCTAGGATAATAAATGTATGAAGTAAGTTTAGTTCCTACTAATGAGATAACAAAAGTATGGGATAGAATAGAACCATTAGTTGATAAAGTAATACCTTACACCTACGGAAGAATGTTAACTGTAGATGTATTACATAGTTTAATTACTAATCAATATCATCTTTGGATTATATATAAAGATGATGAAGAAATAGAAGCAATAGCTATAACAGAGTTTATGAAATATCCTAGAAAAACTGTGTTATTAATTAATTTTATTTCAGGTGATAACTTAGATAAGTGGATAAAAGAATTGGATAAGACATTAGTTAAATTTAGTAAAGAATCTGGATGTGATTTTCTTGAAGCTTGTGGAAGAGCAGGTTGGGAAAGAAAAGTTACAAAACTAGGATGGATAAAAAAGTTTACAATAGTGGAGAAAAAACATGGGTAAGGGTAGTCCACAGGGCCAACCGGCACACACAACACAACAAACAACATCAGAATATCCTACAGAGTTAAAACCATTTATCAAGGATATATTTGGTAAAGCTAAAGGTATTGAAGAACAAAGAACTTCACAAGGTTATCAACCTTATACGGCTCCACGTATTGCAGAATTTACTGAAGATCAAGTAGATGCTTTTGAAGGTATTCGTGGTGCTCAAGGTGCAAGTACTCCATACTTTAATCGACAAGAAACTTTAATTGATAGAGCTACTAGAGAAACTACTCCTGAACTTACACAACAGTATATGAATCCATATACACAGACTGTTATTAATCAACAACTACGTGAGCTTGGTAGACAAGGTGAACAACAACGTCAAAAAATAGGTGCTGGTGCTGTAGGTGCTGGTGGTTATGGTGGTTCCAGACAAGCTATACTTGAAGCAGAACAAATGCGTAATGAAGGAATGCGTGGAGATGATATACAAGCACGAGGATTAAATCAAGCTTTTGCTTTAGCTCAACAAGGTATACAACAGCAACGTGCTGCTGATGCTGCAGGTGCTAATATGTTTGGTCAAATGGCACAACAAGTGCCGGGACAAAGATTTAAAGAACTTGGAGCTCTGGCTGGTATTGGTGCTGCTGATCAAACACAACAACAACGTGCTCTTGATTTAGGATATGAACAATTTACAGATGAATATAATTTTCCAATGAAAAATTTAAATGAATACTCTGCTATTCTTAGAGGATTTCCTTTGTCTCCTACTCAAAATATAAGTCGTGCTGTCTATAGTCCTGTTGCTCCATTGTCTAGTCAGTTATTAGGTGCAGGAGTAGGTTTAGGTTCTGCTGCTATGATGGGTGGTATGTTTGGTGCAAGTGGTGGACAAGTAAAAAAATTACAACAAGGAGGGCTTGCTAGTCTTTATAATAAACCTACTAATAGAGTTCAAAGGGGTAAGACTAATTATCAAAATTTAACTAATATGGGTTTACCTTCTCCTCAATATAAAGATGAGGATGTTTTAAATATATTAAAAGAAATAATGCCTAAAGGAAGAACAGGTACATTAACTCCTGAAGAGGTAACACAACAACAAGAGATTATAAATGTTCATCCTGATTTTGGTTATGTCCCCGGACTTATGAGTTCAGGTTTAAGTTCTCGTAGTGCTTCTGGTAATCCTATAATAAATAAAACTGAAGTAGAAAAGTTAATTAAAAGTAATATTAATAAAGTAGATAATCCTCCTCCACCACCTCCGATGGTTACTCCTCCTGAAGTATTAGAAAACTTTGAAGAAATAAAAAGAATAGCTGCTGGTGTTGAAGAGGATGGACAACAAGTAAATGAAGAAGAAGTTGTTGACATAAATACAACAACTACATTTGAAGTTCCTCAAGATGATCAACAAGGATTTACTTCATGGTTATCATCTTTAAAAAATCCTAATTCAGAAGCATCCGAAAAAAGAATGAGATTTGCTACATGGGCACCTGTATTAGCAAGTGTTGAATCAATAATGGGTGCACCTTCTATTGGAGCTGCAGTAGGAAAATTATTTACTGCTTCTGCTAGAGCTGCACAAGGATATGCAAATCAATCTGGTAAAGAAATATCTATGGCAACTGCTAAACGTAAAGCAGCTTTAGAGGGTTCTAAAGTTATGTCAGAAGTATATAAAAATTTAAGTAGTCCAGCTGCATACGTAGCTAATGTAGCACATGTTAAAAGTATAATAGATGGTAATAATGGAGAGGTTCCAAGAGAATCAGATGGAGAAATTTATAATGAATATCAAGAAGCTTTAAAACTACAAAAATTATTAGGTGATAGATTGAGTACTCCTCAACTAGAACAAGCTAAAGAGGATGCTCTAGTAGGAATGAAAGGATTACCCGGTATAGTGTTACCAAAAGATATATTTGACGATAATATACAAGCTAAAGAAATATATAATTATTGGAAAAATAATATAGCTAAGGCACCTGTTTCAAAAAACAAAGGTGGTAAAATAAGAAGCTTTGATTTTGTAGAAGAAGGTGATAAACTTATAGCAGTACCTAAAGTAACTTAGGAAAAAAAATGTCTAAGAATGTTTTACTGCCTAACTCTAGAGTAATGCAATTTCCAGATAATGCTTCTACAGCAGAAATGAATATTGCTATTAACGAACAATTTCCAGAATTGTTTGCTCCAGAACCTATGGAAGCTGAAGTAGATGTTCCCCAAATAATAGAAGAAAAAAAAGAACCTAGGAATCCTCCTCTTAGTATGGTTTTTGGTAGAGCATGGGATCAATCTAATCTTTTTTTAGGTAGAGGTATTGAAGCTTATGGAGAACTTACTAACAATCAAAAAGATATTGAAGTAGGACGTAAATGGATTGAAGCTAATAAAAAAGAATTAGATGAATGGGATAAAAAATTTAAAGAAGGTGGTTACGAAATGCTAACACCTAAAGATATTAAAGGGTTAGGTTTATTTGGTAACAATGAAGCAGGAGCTTGGGATTTTATACAACAATCTACAGCAGCCAGTCTTCCTTATCTTTTACAAATAATACCAGCTGCAGTTGTAGGAGGAAGAGCTCTTCCTCGTATAGTTCCTAAAACAGCAAAAAATTTTTTACAAAAATATATGAGTCCTAGAAATCAACAAAGACTTGTTAGTGGATCAGGGAGTATAGCTGGTGCATTTCTTCCTTCATCTGCACTTAATATAGGAATAGCACAAGATGAAATTAAAACAAGAGGTGGAGAAGATTTAGTAGCTCCGGGAACTGCATTTAAATATGGAGCTGGAATGGCTCTTTTAGATTCACTTGCTCTTGGTCCAGTAATTTTAGGTAGTCTTACAAGGTATGGAGTGAAGCCAACTTTAAAAGCAGCAACTGCAACCTTTGGAAAAAATAAAGCATTGTCTGCTACTGGAACTGCTTTTAATGCTATTAACAAAGTAATACCAAAAGGAAGATTAGGTAAAGCAGGTCTTATTGGAGTAAGTCAAGCTGGCTCTGAAGGACTTACAGAACGTCTTCAAGAAATTTTAACAATGGAAGCTGGGTATGATGCTACAGGTAAAAGAGTTAGTGTAGAAGAAAGAGCTAATAGATTACTTGAAGCTACATTTGCTGGTATGGCAGCAGGTTTTGGTTTTGGTGCACCAGTAGGTGCTCTTACTGGAGGTTCTAAAGTTCCAGCTAAGATGAGAAGAGCTACATCAGAACAATTACAACAGCAAGAAATGTTTGATCAAGAAGAAGTAGGTGGTAGAGAAAGATTTGGTCCTTCACTTTTTGAACAAGAAAATATTATTGAAGAAGAATTTATTCCAAACTATGATCCAAATCAATTAGATCTTTTTGATGCTCAACAAGAAATTAAAGATTCCTCAATACCTTTTCAACAAGAAATAAATAATAATATAGAAAGTATTAGAGAAAGAGTATTACAATTATTTAATGCAGGAGTACCTATTGAATCACAAATTATAAATACTCAAGATATTCAAGAAATTAATAAAACTTCTCCAGAACAAACTAAAGAAATTATAGATACTTTAGTAAGTAATAATGATTTAAAAGAAGTTCAAACTTCAGACGGAAAAGTTGTATATTCTTTAAGTGATAAGAGACAAGATATGATTAAAGGTGATAGCAAAAAAGCTGCTATTATGTTAGGTGAACCTACTAATATAAATGATAAAAAATATATTAAAGATATAAAAGAAAAGTTAACAGAAACAGATAGAACAACGCAAGATAATTTTGATTATATTACTTGGGAAGGTGACTATAAAGGAAAGAAAATTATTTTTGAAACTGATATAGAATCTAAACCCGGTCTTATTAAACCAGATGGAAAAGAAGGTCCATCAAAAGATACACAAATTCTTCGTGTAGAAGTAGAAGATAAAGATGGAAATAGAGTTATGCTTCCATCTATAAATTACACAGGAAAGAAAACTGATCCTGTAATTAACAAAGGTATTAAACAAGTAGCTGAATATTATGAAACTGAAATACCTTCTTTAATTTCTAAACAAAAATTATTAGGTGAAGATTTTAAATTAGATCCTGTTTTAGAAAAAGAGTTAGATGCTATAGAAGAAAGCAGAGAATCTTTAATGTCTAAAGGACAAAGAGGAGCAGAACTTGTTGAACCTTTAATGAGTAAGAAAATTATTACAGGTAGTATCTTTGATTCATCTAATGACAAAGAATTACTAGAGGCTTTTGGTGATGAAGAAGGAGTAAAAAAATTTAGATCTGAAGTAAAGTATATGCAAGATACACAAAGAACCTTTGGTAATGTAGATGCTACTGGGACTCCTAATAGAAGTAGAAATCAAAGAACAGTTAAAGATATGGAATACTTTGATCCTCAAAATCCTAAAACATTATCTGGTCATGGTGCTCGTTTAAACTTATATGAAACTTATATGAATGGTACTTACCAAACTGCAACGAAGTTTCCTGCTTTTGCTAGAATGTATAAATTATTAGAAGGTTACAATATAATTCAAAGACAGACGCAAGCTGAACTAACTGATTTCTTTAGAGCCTATGCTAACATAGCTTCTATAGATTCACAAAGTAAAGCACGATTAGATCGTTTTATTATTGTAGCAAATATATTAGGAACAGATGGAGACTTTAAAGCAAGTGTTGATGAGACTTCAGCATCGGTAGTATATCCTTTAGATTATAAATTATCAGCAGGAGGAGAAAGATTTTTATCTGGGCAAGAAGCTGTTGATGCAAGTTTAGGAGGAGTAAATGATCCTTCTAATCCTAACTATATAACTATTGGAAAACCTCTTACTTTAAATCAGTCTGAAACAGAAGCCTTTATGATGTTAAAAAGAGGCTTTAAAGAAATGGCTGATAAAAATATAGAAGTTACAGTAAAGTATAAAGATGGGGTAGATTCTACAACGTATGCAGATGTAGTAGAAAGATGGAAAAAGAATGGTAAAAAAGAAACATTATCTTCTATGTTCTATAAAGAGGCAGATTCTTATGATACGACAGGAACTAAAGAAGGTAAAAAAACAGCTAAAGAAATGAGAGAGTTAGCTGAGTTTATACAAAATCTTGAAGAACAATCTATAGAAAATTATTTTCCTAATGTTCGTGAAGGAGATGGAATTTTTAGAATAGTTTGGAAAGGTAAAAAAGATGGTAAAGAATTTAAAGAAGTAGTATACAGAACTGATATAGTTCAACCTCTATATTATAAAGCCAGAAGTTTTCCGGCATATACAAGAAAATGGGTATTTAAAAATTTACCTTCATCCGTATTTGAAACTTATCCAGAAATAGCAGAAGGAAAAGAAGTAGGTTATACTTATGAGTTTCTTACAAAAGAGCAAATGCAGTTTGATCCTTATGAAGTTGCAGTAGGTACAGATCAAATTCAAGCTTTAGTAGTAGCATCTGATCAGCAGTTAAGGTTACAATCAGGATCAGAAAAAGGAGCTGAAGCTTTTCAAGAATACATAACTAAAGTTATACAAAATATAAATCTTCAACGAAAGCTTAGTGGATTAAATCAGCACTATCAAAAAAGAAAAGGTATACCGGGATATGTTACTCCAATAAATATTAAAGCATATGTTCCTAATTCTTTTTCTATTTATTCTTCTCAAGTAGCTCGATACTTTGCTAGAGCTTCTACAGAAAAAGCTATGGATGCTGAACTTGAATTATTAAAAAGTCGTGAGCCTTCATCTACAGATGGTACAGGTGAAACTTATTCGGTAAAACCTTTTTTAGGCTCTCATAGTTTATATACCTTTGGAAAAAAAGCAAAAGATTTTACTTTACGTCCTCAATCAGCTTGGTCTATGGCAAAAAGTATTGCTTTCTATGGTTTTTTAGGAGGAAATATTTCTTCTATTATGATTAATATGATGCAAGGACATGTAACAGCTATAATGTTAGCTTCAGTTTATGGACCAATGGCTGTTCCTGAAGTAATAAAAAATACAGCTAAAGCAGGTGTAATAGCATTTACTTTAACACTACAAAGCACAGGTGGAAGAAAAGGATTATATTTACCATCTTTAAATTCTTCTGAAACTTTAGTAAGAGAAGATGCAGAAATATTATTAGCTAAGTGGAAAAAAGTAGGATTAAAAAGAGATCAATATCAAATGTTAGCTGACTTAGCTCAAAGAGGAACTATTGGAAAAATAAATACCGAAGCTTTATCAGGTAATTCTGATATACAAATGCAATACTTTATGGAAAAGTTTGGAGTAGGTGCAGCATCAAATCCTGTTTTCAGAACAACAGCTCAAGGTGCTGTTAAAATTACTAACTTAGTAGGTGCTGTATATGCTTATGGAGAATTAGTAAATAGAATAGCTGCTGGATTATCAGCTTATAATTTATCTAAAAAATATGGTACTTCTAAAATGAATAACTTTAATAGTGCAGAAGTTTTAGATTCTAATTTAGAAGATACAGAAGAAGGTTATACTAATGTTGCTAATGCTATTGTAAATATGACACAGTTTAGTTTAGATGCATACAATAGACCTTTACTAGCTAGACAATTAGGTGGTGTTCCAGTTCAATTCTTACCTTTTGTTAAGATGATGATTGATATTCATGGTAATGCTTTAATGGGAAGATATGGTGGAACTCCTCAATTAGGAAAGAGAGAAAGATGGACTGCTCAAGAAATAAGAGATTTAAAATTACAAGGTGTAGACACAGCTAGAAGAGGACTTAAAGCAGGAGACATAAAAGAAGTAGCTGGAACTAGTCTAGATGCAGGTACTATTCCAAATATAAATTTACAATTATTTAAAATTCCTTTACCTAATCTTAGATCTAAAGAAACTGCTACTCTTTTAATTGGTATGACTATGGCTCAACTATTTTTTGGAGGAGCTTATGGAATGCCTTATGCAGATGACTTAAATGAAGTTCTTAAATTCTTATCTAAAAAATTAGGAAAGAGCGAACTAGATGTAAAATTAGAAATGATTGCATGGATGAATGAGAATGATATTAATGAAAATTTAATAACTTTATTTGAAGAAGGATATGCTAATAGATTAACTGGACTTTCTGTAAATCATAGGTTCTCTTTAAATATGATTAATAATATAATAAGAAATATGGATAATCCTGCTGCATATATTGGAGGTCCTGCTTTCTCTTTTGCAGAAGGATATGTAACTAGAGCACAAAGATATGCACAAAATGGAGATGTAATAAAACTTGGATTAAGTTTAGTTCCATTTGCACTTACACAAAATATAGCTAAAGGAGTAGATGCATGGGAAGATGGTGTATATACAGAAGGTAATACTTCTAAGTTACCTCCCGGTGATTTACAAACTTCTTTAATGTATACTATAGGTTTTCAAACTAAAAAGGTAACTGAGTCTACAGATCAAATGAGAAAAGGAAATTACTTTAGTAAAAAATATCAACCAGTAAGAGCTGATTTTACTAAACAATTAGCTAAACTTTATTTTGAACAAAAGATTTTTAGACTTCAAGGAAATATAGCAAGAGCTGAACAAGCAAGAGAGAAAGTTAGAGAGCTAAGAAAAGAAATTAGAGAACATGACAGAGCACAAGTAACTAAAGAAGGTGTTAGGGAATATGAAATGATGATTAACCCTAATGGAACTATATATAAAAATGCTCAAAATCAAGCTAACGAATGGTTCAGAGCACAGAAAGATCAAATTTTAAATGGTGGTTCTGTAGATTATAGTAGACTTTCTATACCTAATAGAAAATTTAGAAGTAGTTTAAAACGTAGAAATATTATTGACTAATAACTTTTCCTTGTGAGACTTCTACATATCTAATATAATACGTACATGAAAGGAAATAGCATGTTACGAATCTTTATTGGATATGATTCTCGTGAGCATGTGCCCTATGAAGTGTGTAAGCATTCCATAAGAAGGCACTCTTCTGCTCCTGTAGATATAATTAAATTAGAACATAGAGAGTTGCGAAGGCAAGGACTCTTTGATAGACCATGGCGAATAGAAGGTAATGGTCAGTACTGGGATACCACAGATGGTAAACCTTTCTCAACAGAATTTTCTCACACTAGATTTTTAGTACCAGAAATATGTAAACGTAATGGAATGACAGAAGGATGGGCAATGTTTTGTGATTCTGATTTTCTTTTTCGTGATGATGTCTGTGAGTTATTTGATATGGTTAATAATGATTACGCAGTCATGTGTGTTAAGCATGATTATAATCCAGATGAAGGGATAAAGATGGATGGAATGGTTCAACAAAACTACAATAAAAAATTATGGTCTTCGCTTGTTCTCTGGAATATCGGACATCCCAAAAATAATCCAATGGACAGGACTAAAGCAAATCATTCTGATGGTTCTTACCTGCATCAGTTTGGGTGGTTGGATAATTCTGACATCGGTACTCTACCTCATAGTTGGAACTATGTACCTAACGTCAGCCCAGATACTAACGTGGTTAAAGCTGTTCATTACAGCCTTGGCGGACCTTGGTTCAGAGACTATAGAGAGACTGAGTATGCCCAAGAATGGCTCAACGAAGTAGAACATTTAAACAGTATAAGAGGAAGATTTAAGATATGAGTTATGTAGTAGTTACATCATTTAATGAAGAAGGTTACAGCAAGTATGCACAAGAAATGCTCAAGAGTTTTAAAAAACATTGGGATAAAAGTATAACATTAGAAGCATGGTATCATGACTTTGAGTTACCTAAGTCAGCACCTAAAGCTAAGAATATTATTTATAAAAATTTAAATAATGTTAAAGATATGTTAGAGTATAGAAAAAAAATGAGCCACATTAGTAGTAATCATACAGGTAAACAACCTTATGATTGGAAAAGAGATTGTATTAAATGGTGTCATAAAATATATGGTCTAACTGAATCAGCTCGTGGACATTGGCATGATAAAACACATTGGATGTTTTGGTTAGATGCAGATACTATTACTCATTCAGATGTTACTGTATCTTTTCTAGACAAATTAACTGCAGGTGATAAAGATATAATACATCTAGGTAGACATGATATAGATTATAGTGAAACTTCTTTCATAGGTATTAATCTTTTAAGTATGATGGGTAAAGAATTTCTTGAAGACTTCAGAGGTTGTTATGATGCTGGAGAAACAATAGCATATAGAGAATGGCATGATGGTTTTATATTTGATAGGCTTCTTATTGTACATAAAGCTCATGGTTTAGTAGCAGATAATTTAACTCCTAATATAAAAGGTATAGATGCTTTTGGTCAATCTCATTTAAGTAGTATCATGTATCATAATAAAGGAATGAAGAAAGAACTTAATGCATTAGCTCCTCGTTATAAATTTGTAGGAGATATGGTTGATCATTATAAACCTAAAACAATTATAGAAACAGGTACTAATACAGGAGCTCGTGCTCTCATGATGATTCAACATGCATTAAAACATACAGATGCAGTACATTATACTGGGTATGATTTGTTTGAAGATACTACTCCTGAATTAAATCTTAAAGAGTTTAATAATAAACCTATGTTTAGTTTAAAAGAGATGGAAGAAAAATTAAAAGACTTAGCTCTTACATTAAAAGATGGAGGAAAAACTCTTACATATAAATTATATAAAGGTGATGTTAAAACAACTCTTAAAGAAAAAATGAATGCTGACTTTGTTTTAATAGGTGGTGGTACATCTTATGAAACTGTACATCATACTTATGAAATGCTTAAACATAATCCTCAAGTTGTCTTTGATGATTACTTTGGTAAAGATAAAGGTGGTAAGAAACCTGATGAAGAATATTGTGGTGTTAATCAAGTAGCAGAAAAGATTACTAAACCTAATTCTGTTTTACGTAGTACTGATCCTTGTTTAGGTACAGGTCTTATTGGGTTAGTTGTAGTATGTGATAAAAAAGAAAACTTATTTCAACCTAAAGTTCCTATTGTAGTAACTCCTAAAGATAGTATGCCAAAGGAACATATAATTAATAACATAAAAGAAAACTTTAAACTTATTTCTAAATGGATGAACCATGGATGTACAGCTAATGATGGTACAATTATTTTAGTATCTGCTGGTCCTTCATTGGATATAGATTTAATTAAGAAACAAATAAAAGAAAATCCTAAAGCTAAAGTAGTATGTGTTAAACATTCTTATCCTATACTACTAGAGAATGGTATCAAGCCTTGGGTATGTACTATACTAGATCCTAGACCTGTTACTGGTTTGTCTACTCATGGTATAGTAAGAACAGATTTATTTAAAACAGTTGATCCTTCTACATTATTTTTAGTAGCTGGTATGACAGATATATCTGTAACTAATTTACTACTAGAGAAACATGCACAGATTATAGGATGGCACGCATATAGTGAGGCAGTAGCACAAGGAGTTCCCGGTATGGATAAGTCTATAACATGGATTACTGGTGGTACTAATGCTGCTATGCGTAGTGTATCTATCATGCATACTCTAGGGTTCAGAGATTTTAAACTACATGGTTTTGATTTTAGTTTAAACGAAGAGCCTAAAGAACCAGAGAAACTAGATGATGAAGGTCAGAAAGCTTTTCTTAAAGTTAATGTAGAGAAAGAACAGTTCTGGACAACAGGAGAATTACTAGCTGGTGCACAGGACTTAGAGAAATTCTTTGATACTAGACCTAAAGATATTAGTTTAGAGCTACATGGTACAGGATTAGGTGGTACTTTATGGAAGACTAATGGTAGTAAGAAGCTATCTCCTGATTATAAACAGGTGTTATATGGCTGATATAATTAACTTTAACTCTAGTAATATCAAGGATCACAACGATAACGGAGAACTTACTCCTGTTGGTAAGGAGAAGGCATTGGAAATGATGCAGAAATGTGTTAAGATGTTACAAGATAAGATTGATACAGGAGATGTTGAAGGTCTTGTTCTTCTAATGTTTAGTAAGAACGAACCTGTAATGGATTACTTTGCTGGATCAATTAAGTTAACTGATTTGTCTTTCTCTTTACAGACAATGATACATAAAATCCATTCGGATTCTTTAATGACTATGGAGGAATATAATGACTGAAGAAGTAGGACTTATACAACAATTATGGGCAATGTCTCCTGAGATAATAGCTGCTGTTACATCTATAGTAACTGTTGCTAGTGTAGTAATAGCAGGAACTAAAACCCCTGATCCAAATTCAGCACTTGGTAAAGTATACAAGGTGCTTGAATGGGCTGCCTTAAATATAGGTAAAGCTAAACAAACTGGGAAGGAATAATTCCATGTGGAAGAAACCAATAATGAGAGAAATAGCAGTAGGTCTTGAGATTAATTGCTATGCATGTGCAGAAATTTAGTACATGTTTTCTTTTGTCTCAGCTCTAGCTAATCTTATTACTAAAATCCTACCTTTCATATTAATGAGGAAAGCTGGAGCTGATGCAGCTGTCAAAAAAGGATTAAAGAAAGTTGCAAAACTTAGAACTAAAAAAGATAAACTTAAAGCAGACATTGCTCGTACTTCCATTAGTGATGTTACTGACAAGCTGCTTAACAAGTGGAAACGCAGTAAATAATTCGTGTTCTTTAATAGAACCTATTCTTATATCAGATGAGGATAGATTAACGAATGCTACTGCTCGTCAAATTTTAATTCATAACGAAGCATGGGAGCAGCTATGTCAGTAGAAGAATGTAAATGTGGAATGCCTAACTGCACAGGAGAGATTTGTTTATGTGGTGATCAATGTGATTGCATGGTAGATAAAGATGTGGATTATGGCGATGAAGATTAGAGAAGATACAGGAGTTGATTTAAGTATTAGAAATATTTTAAGTATTGTTATAGCTGTTGCTGTAGCAGTATGGGCATACTTCGGTGTGATAGAACGTATTAATAATATAGAAACAAATTATAAACTTGTTAACTCTGATATAGAAAAAAATACAAACTTTAGAATCCTCTGGCCTAGGGGTGAACTGGGTTCTTTACCTGATGATGCTAAACAGTTTATGTTAATAGAACATCTTACAAGTGTTATTGCTAAACATGAGCAGTTACTAGAAGATGGTATGCACAACAAAGTAAACTTAGAATTTTTACATGGACAAGTAGAAAAGATACAAGAGGATGTAGAAAAACTAAAAGAAAAAGTTAGAAAAAATGGTAACGGAGTAGGGCACTAATGGCTAAACGTGGATTGTATGCAAATATAAATGCTAGAAAAAAGAAAGGTATAAGTCGTAGTAAAAAGAAAAGTACTATTAGTGCTAAGGCATATGCAAACATGAAGAAAGGGTTTCCTAAACGTGGCAACAAAAAGAAAAAAAAGTAACATGAAGGGAATGACTATTGGTAGTGGAGCAAAGAGACCTACCAAGAAAGGTGCTGGTTTATCAGCCAAGGGAGTTGCTAAGTATCGTAGGCAGAATCCGGGAAGTAAATTAAAGACTGCTGTAACGGAGAAGAAACCTAAAGGTAAAAGAGCAGCAAGAAGAAAGAGTTACTGTGCTCGTTCAGCAGGACAGATGAAGAAGTTTCCAAAGGCTGCAAAGAATCCTAACTCAAGATTGAGACAGGCAAGAAAGAGATGGAGATGTTAATGACTAATAAAGAACTAATGATTAATGCTGCAATAAAACACTTTGAATCTGAAAGAGATTTAGCTGTGGCTAATGCACAAATATATTTAGATAAACCTACAGGTATAGGTGAACATGGAAATGTAGTTCAAGAGTTTACTGTTCAAGTAAAGAAAGCAGCTGAAGCACAAGACGCATTAGATATGGTGCTTGATATGTTTGCAGAGGATCACGATTATGATTAAATTTATATTACCTTTTATACTACCTGCTATAGTTATTGTTGCAGGATTAACACATGCACAAGATATGTCACCACAAGAGAATGAAAATGTTTTTCAAAGACAAGTAACTAAAACATTAATATGTGCCAAGCATGAATATCTTACAAATGATTTAACCAAAACTCATAACGAAGAAAGAAAATGGTTTGGAGTAGCAGGTGATAACCTAGCTGAGTTGTTTGTTAATAAAGAGAATGGCAGTTGGACAATCATTCTTACTGGAAGAGACAAGGTAGCTTGTGGTTTAGTAGGTGGAGACTATGGTTCACAGTTTATAGAAGAAGAAACGGACCTATAGTAGTTAAATCTATTTAACGGATGTATAAAAAGGATACAGAAGAAGTGGTATTAATAGGGTACTAAGGTATACCGAAGGGTATTAGAGGGTACTCCTGCCTCATTTATGGAGCAAAAATCTGAGGCAAGGAGCACATTTTTATTAAAGAGCCTTTAAATCTTCCTTACACTCTTTAATTTTACTATCTATTTCTTTTTTGTATTCTTCAAGACTATCTATCTTACTTTGAATACTTTCTTTCCATCTTCTCTCAATAACTTTTTGAGGAACGACAGGTTGTTCTACATAATAATGAAACATTAGTTTCTCCTTCCCACCTATATATGGGTATTCATTATTGATTTGTCAAGTGTACATATATACATAGTCTTTAATTGTTCTACCTTGAAATGTCATACCTAGTTCATCAGATAAATAATCCATAACTAAATGAGCATCAACACTTGGTTTAATTTCTATATTGATTACTGGTTTAGTTCTTATGATAGTTTCTTTAGCACCTCTAAGAAAATTTAATTCATATCCTTCTATGTCTACCTTGAGATAGTTTATCTTATCTATGTTATAAGAGTCAAAGGTTCTCATCTTACATTTATATTTACCTTCTGTTCTTATACTAGCAGTACCACTATTATCTGGTTGGTCATAGTCAAGAAAGACTACATCTTCTTCATGGTCTCCAAGAGCTGTACCTATTACAGTTACCTTCTCAGGATGCTGTATGTTTTCCATGAGACAATCAATGTGTTCTTGAATAGGTTCAAAACAAATTACTTTATTAAAAACTTTCTCCAGATCTATAGCCCATGTACCTACATGAGCACCAACATCTACAGCTATGTCATGTTCTTTAACAAAGCTAAGAGAATAATCTCTATGTTTCTTTTGGTACTCAGGTCCAACTGTTTTCAGGTAGTATTGAAAATGTCTATCATCTTTTGGTAATCTTAAATCCATTATAGTCTTCCTAATCTATGATATAAATTTACTAACTTTTCTTGTTCCTCTTTATCAATAGGACTAAACCCATTAAGATAATAAGTTATTACCTTTCTTATTAAACCAATATCTTCAGAGGCTATAGCAGGTTTACTTTCTTTCATTATCTTTTCTCTTTCTTCATCATTATAAAAAGCCCATTCAGATATTTGTTTACTTGTTCTAAGACAACCAATACAAATATCATTCTCTAGTGTACATACACCAACACAAGGTGAACTAATTATATGTCCACCAATTCACATACTCCTGCAGTACATGCAAGTTCTTGTGATCCTTTTGTATTATCTTCTTTCTCAAAGTCTTGTAGTTTATTCCAATCAATATTAGTTGGCATAGCCTTTGCTAACTTCTTATAAGTCTTCTCATCTATATCTTGATAAGGTGCTTGTTGATATGTATGATCAGAGAAAGGTAAGAAAGATACACCACTTAGGTAATCAAAGTTTTCCCAACACCATGCACCAACAGGAACCCACTCTTCTTCCTTAACACTTATAGTTACAGAAGGTTTATGTTCACACCAATGTTTAGCATAGCATTTCCAGATCTCTAATTGTTCAATAGCTGTCATGTCTGTTCTGCATACTGAACCCTTTGGAGCCATCATTGGAAAAGAAAACACAGTAGTATGTTCTGGTTTCATTACATCAGGTTCACTAGGTATACCAGATGCTTTCATAAACTCAGTCAATGGATCTTTGTTATCACCTCTTACTGTTCTAATGTAGTAAGGATTATGTCTAGCATGTATACCACTAGCACTATCTACTAACTGACTCACAGTACCTGAAGGTTTAACACAAGTGATAGCTGTTGATTGTGGTATGCCTAACTTCTTTGCCAAAGCTTTATTAGTTTCTACTGCATGTTTCTTTAATACTTCTAGTCTAGGTGCTAGTCCATCAATAGTATTTAACTCAATACAATCCATGATACCTGTAAGAGATACACCAAGTAATCTTTCTTCTTCTGTATTGTTCTGCCATCTCTTTCTAAGATAACCAAAGTTTGTAAAGGTAGATTGTATTGTACCTAGCATAGTAGCAAGTTTAACTTTCTTTGATAGTGTAGTCATAGTATCTGTAGAACGACATACAACTTCAGTTAAGTTACAGAATTGATTAGGTCTAAGTATAATTTCACTACAAGGATTAGTACCAAAATCCCAATCAGCATTGCGTCTACCATTCTCAGCAGCTTTCTTTTGAGCAGATGCTCTGTTGAACATACCTCTCTCACCAGATTTACTTTCATATAATGATAACCATTCCTTCATAAAGATTCCGGGATCTGGTTTCTCTGTATAAGCTACTGAGTTATTAGCTAATGCTCTCTCTGGATTAGTAGTCCACCATTCACCTGTCTTAGCTGTACGTATTCTTTGATCAGATAAGTTAGATAAAGATATAAGAGCTGATCTACGTACACCACCTACAACTACAACCTCACCTGTCTTACATACAATGTCATGGCATTCCATAGAGGAAAGCTTTCTACCTCTAGCATTTTTAAATTTAAGAATAGTAAAGTCAAATAAATCTACAAGAGGTTGAGGTCCACTAGCTCTACCACCAAATGTTTTTAATCTTGTACCTGCAGGTCTAACTTTATTTACATCTATCTTAGGAACTCTACCTGTGTAGAGATAAGATATTAAATCTCTGAATCCTTTTGCCCAACCTTCTTTAGAATCAACAACAGATATAACATCTTCTGTATGTTCAAACTCTACATCAGGAACAGTAGGTAACTTATCTGCATACTGTCTTTCAACAGAGAAGCCTACACCTGTACCATTCATAAGTATATATAGCACTTCATCAAATGCTCTTGGACTATCAATAGGAATATAAGAACAGTTATAACCTGCAACATTCTCTCTATCTAATGCTTTACCTGATGTCATCAAGGCTCTCATACTTGGCATAACTTGTAAGGAAAGTATACCTTCTTCTAAATCTTCCCACTCTTTCTTTTTAATTACACCATCATAATTATTATCTATGTGTTCTTTGAAGAAAGACACAAGTCTACTTACAGTTTCACTCCAACTCTCTCTTCTACCTTCATCTTCTAACCAACGTGAATACCTAGACATGTGAATGAAAGACTGGTATTCGGTGGGTAAGTAATTACTTCCCATTAATGATGCCATGTTTAGCTCCTCTATTTATATTTCATTATTAAATTGTTACGGACTTGCCATAGTTTAGTCTCTCCTATATAGAAAGGTTCAACCCATACTTTGACGTTAGGTACTTTAGATACCCAATAATTATATATCTTATCAGCTAACTCTTGTGATAATCTTTTGTCTCCTAAATAATCTTTACCTGAGTATGCCATTATTGTAATGTCCTTTTTTCTTTTATAGATATACCTTGAGAATATTCAGCTAACTCCATCAGTTTCTCAGAGAAAGCTTTGTCCATATATTCAACAGCGTCTTCATCTGTATCAGTTCTATCTCTTAAATTTTTCATATCATTTTTAAATGTATCAACTAAATCTTTTAAACTTATTAATCTTTCTTGACCATTCCAATCTAACATTAAAAGGTCTCCTGATAAATTAATAACTACATCTTCTAATTCATTTCCATTTATCATATACATGCTCCAATATTAATTCACAATAATGTATAACTTTTCTTATGTCTTCTTCTTGTCCTTTAGTTTTATGTCGAGTAATATATTTTACCACATTTCCTTCTAAGAAGTCAAGTTTATTTTTAACTATATATTCTGTTGGTTGTATTACACAATCTTTGTAATGACTTCCACCCACTTGTCTAGCACTTGCTGTTTCTTTTACTGACTCACGAACCATATCGTCATGTGTTTCAAAACTATCTTCACTCATTCCACTCACTCCACCTTTCATCATAAACAAAGATAGGAGTTCCTTCACCTACCCATGCTCCTTGTACATTATAATCAAAGTATTCTAAAGCTTCTTCCTCTGTCATACCTTCTCTCATTAATATTTCTATGCATCTACTATGAGAATAAACATAGAAGTCTGTATTAAACTGTTGTCCTCTACCTATCAAGGCATCTTCAAATCCATCTGCTTTATATCTATCTTCTTCTCTCATGCCACACCAATTACATTCTTCATTATGTCCTACTTCCATATTCGTCTCTTCTATTTTGCAATAATGTTTCCACATAATCATGTTATAGTCTCATGTAATATTGCATTGATTCGTTTCCTTACAAATTCTATTTCGTTTGTATTAAATAATTTTTTAGTAAACGCAGTAAGAGCATCAGGATTTATTCCTGCCATATCACATACATCATCTCTATCTGTAGCTGTTACACCATATGAAGAAGTGAGCCATGATCTTGCTCTATCTCTCATTAAAATATTGTAAGCATTTTCTCCTTCATAAGTTGGTTTAGTTGCATCTAATAATTGTTGCAGAATAACACACAACCAGAGCACACGTTCAGGACTATGAGAATCATGTACTCCTTCGTTAAGTACTTGAGCTAATGACTCTTCGTTAGACATCACTCACAGTCTCTACTCTGACTACATCTTTATGTCTTTTTCTTTTACCTTGTTTAACTTTACATAGATGACTCTTATCATAATTATTTAACTGAGCAAACAAAGAAAGGTTGTCAATTATAATATTTCTATTATCAGTATAAGTTATTTTATGTATTACTTCTTCTATTTTTTTAATAGGTTTGTATCCTTGTACTGGTCTATAGTATTTACCCCCTACATAATTATTATAGAAAGCAGGTTCATCTGTTCCTTCAAGCACACTATCAAGTACATTATGTTTCATTTGATAAAACAATTCATAGTATCCAAGACTTCTTTTATTTTTAAACTCATCTATTACTTCAAAGATAAAATTTTTCTTACCTATTTTTTTTATATCTTCATTAAGATATTTAGAAGAACCAGTATAGGACTGCCACTTAGAAGGTGTTTGATCTTTACCTATATAATATTGTTTACATCCTATGTATTGTTTCTTATTTTTTTTATTAGTTATAACATAGACAAATCCAAATCTATCTAAGGTGTCAGGTTCAAAATCTTTGTTAGTTCTTAGGTCAGTCCAATGCATTAGAAGTCCTCTCTTACTCGTGGCTCTTTCTTTACATAAGTATAGAACTCATTACCACTAGCATAATTAAATTTACGTAAACCAAAACCATCATTAGAATCTTTCCAACATAATGTTTTAAAGTCACAGAACTTACATCCAATAGGTAACTTCCTGTTACCATTGTTTTCTTCTACTTCTTTGTAACATCTTTCAGGTGGAGTCTTCTTCGTTAATAATGTTTTAAGTTGCTTAATTCTTTCTTCTGGTTTTACATCGGAGACATCAGTCTTTAATAGTGTCATGAAACCATTTGATTTATCTACTGCTAAAAAATATCCTTTATCTTTTCCCATAGCCTTAGCATAGCTAGAGATTTGGTAGATGTATCCAAACGGATCATCATCAACTAGTGTACCATTAAAGAACTTTCTAAATCCATAGGGAGATGCTGACTTAACATCAACTAATTCTCCATCTATCTCTGCATCTATATGTCCTTTAACTCCACCAACTGTTACTTCTTCTTGACACTTATCTACCTTATGTCCTGCTTCTCTCACTAGGAATAAGGTAAGCTCTTCTATTATATGACCTAATAAAAATTTAATCTTGGTAGCTGTGGGCAAAGGTTCTTTCTCATGCCCATTGTAATCATACCATAACTGTCTATCTTTTTTACCTATACTTGATAGTCTCATCTTACCTGTGGTATCTCTTACCTCTGATAAAACTTGTATGACTGACTCAGCTATTCCCTCTTTTAAAAGTGTGAGATTAGTTTCTGAAGGAGTCCTACCTTGATTAAATAATATATCAATGTCCTCTAACAGAGAACTAATCTCACGTTTACTCATTAGAATGGAGCAGATTCTTCTGAGCTGGTGCTGGCTATAGCACCATCAGCAACGTAGCCATCAACCTCATCAAAGTCCTCTGACTTTGCGTATGGTACGAGGTCAATAACTTGAACAGCATCAAGGTAAAACTTATTCTTACCTTCCATAGATGGTACGTTCTCAATCTCTACAGATCGAAACATAACTCTAACGTCAGATCCATTACCTATCAATGTACCTGCGATGTCGTTCTTCTTAGCATCAACAACTCTAGGCTTAGGGAGAGGTTCGCCTTTCCTGTTGAATGCATTCTTTTTAAACGTGAAGAAATCTCCACGATCATCTTTCTTATTCTTGATAGAAGCTGAAGGGTTAAGTCCTTCTAATAATTTACGTGTCGCTTTATCAATAGTTAAATCTATAGTGTACTCTGTGTCTTCTTGTGCAGTCGTGTTATACTTTTGAGCTGGTCTATCTAGCTTTGCCCAATAAGCTTTACCTGTTACTACTGGCATATCCAATCCTTTCGGTGGTTAATTGTTAAAGTTAATAACATCTTATACCATATTCAGTTTAAGATGTCAAGTCTTTTATTCGAATGCGAGCATCTCTTAATTGTATCTCACACTCTCTTACGTTATGGCGAAGAATATTATTCTCCTCAGTAAGCTCTTTAATCTTGTGTTGTAATTCATTCTTCTCTTTTATAAACTCTGCTACGTGTCTTGGTAATACGTACTCCATTAGTGTGTCTCCGACCAGTTGAGCCCTATCTTGTACTCTCCGTCAAGTGGGCAGTTTAAATTGTATTCATGTCCTGCCCTTATTATAGCACTAACTCCTAGCTTACCAACTAAATTTCCATCAGCTTCTTCACATTCTACTTGCCATTCATCATGTACATTAGCAACAATCTTTACATCATCTGTTAAACTATTAGCAAATAATACTAATGCTTTCTTCATGACCACAGCAGCAGCACCTTGAAGCTTGGTATTCAATGCTGAATGTGGTGAACGTACCCATATCTTTCTGTTATCTAATCCTCTGAGCCATCCTCTACCTGCTTCATTTGTTATCATGTTTCTTAGTTTAGCAAGTGAAGGTGTTTGTTCAAGAAAATTATCTATTAATTCTTTTCCCTTCTTGGAACTACCACCTACAATAGAACCAATCTTCTTAGAACCTGCACCATACAGGAATGCATAGATGAATGTCTTAGCTTGATCTCTGGTCTTCAGTCCTGCATTCTTTTGATTCAATGAATGTATATCACCATTCAATATCTCTTGAGTGTAGTCTGGATCTCTCATGTAATGAGCAAGCATTCTCAATTCAATACCACTTGCATCTATACCTACTAATACTCTACCTTTGGGTACAGTCCAACATGTTCTACACTCTGTACCATATGGCGAATACCCTGCAGGTATCTGAGCCATGTTAGGTTTGGCATGAGCCATACGACCTGTGATAGTTCTCAGGGTAAGTACCTGCCCATGTACTCTGTCATCAGGAGAAGAGTCAAGAGCATCAAGCCATGAGTTTACCTGAGCAATTCTTTTTTGTAACATAAGATACTCAGCTATAACTTTTGCTTCTGGCATATTAATAGTATTCAATACAGCTTCATCAACTATTACACTACCCTTGTCTGTCTTCTTCTTAGGTTCCCACCCACGTTCCATTAATCTTTCTGCTATCTGCTTACGTGAACCAACATTGAAGTCTTGCATTGTAACCTTCAACTTTGTTTTAAGTTGTGTCTCAATGCGTTTAGGTGGGAACACTACCCTCAGCTGTTCACGTATCTCGTTAATTCTTTTTTCTAATTTACTTACTAGGCTCATTGCATATGGTTCATTCAAATAGAATCCATCATTCTCTTGTCTGCATGTTATTCTTTTAACATCATGTTCTAACTTGATACACTCCAAAGAGAAACCTGCAAGTTCATTACGAAGATGTTTGTATAACTTAACAGTTACAGCTACATCTTGTTTACAATAGTCCAACATCTCTTGACTATACTGCGACCAGTCATTGTAATCTCCTTTGGGAAAAGATAATCGTGCACCCCATGAACCTAATGAATGCCCACCATCTCTGTCTGGTCTAGCTATCTGACTGAGTATCATGGTGTCCATTAGTTTCTCATGTGGTATCTTAGTTCCCCAAATCTTTTCAATCTGTGGTGCATCAAAAGAAATAATATTATGCCCTATGATTCGGTCATACTTACCAATCAGTTCATCAAGATAGAGTCCAGTACGCATGACGAATACCTCACCAGTCTCTACATCTTGAGCTACCAAACACCAGATGGTATCAGGATTTAATCCATTAGTTTCTATATCAATTACAAGTGCACTATCCATTACAGCTCCTCAAAATCCTCTGCTTGTTCATCTATATCATCTGGAAAGACTTCTGTCAACCTACTTGTATCTCTGTCATAGTGTAGGTATGTACTTGGTCCAGTCAATCCTGAGAATCTATTCTTCAATACTCTTATCAAGGTAATGTTCCTCTGATAAAGATCAGGATTTTGTCCATCTCTTTCAAGTCCTAGTACCATGTTACTTAGCTGACCTATACCTGCTGTACCTCTCAGTTCAGCCAAAGAAGTTTGTCCACCTTCCTCATGTGATTTACCTGTAGGTCTCTTACTATGACTGACCATACCTAACCAAATGTTGAGTTCAATAGTTAAAGTCTTCAGCTTGGTAGCTATCTCATCCAATGCCTTACGTTCATCACCTTGTGATTGGTCACTCACCAAGATAGAGATGTGATCAAGGAATATATATTTACAATCACAACCAAGAGCAAGATACCTGATGGCACTTACTACCTCATCAATATTGTTTGAACCAAACGATTCATAGAAGTGATACCTATCTGTGCCTAGTGTACTGTTGAAGGCATCATCAAACTCAGTTCCTTTTAACTCGGTGGTAGGTAGGTGCAAAGGTTTGTTAGCGGACAAAGACATCATACCTCTGGCGGAATCTTCCAATGGTTCCTCAAAGAATAACATACCAATGTTATCTTCACATGTATGTTGTATGTGATAAGCTAACTCACGTAATACTTGTGTCTTACCCATGCCTGATCCTGCTGTGATAGTCCACATCTCACCTCGTCTAAGTCCATAGGTAAGATCTTGTAATGCAGTCCAAGGTAATGATAGACACTCAGGTTGTTTCTTATTCTTCAATGTATTGTATAAAGATTTACCAGATACAATTCCTGCAGGTGTATATTTCTCTGCACCAAACCATGCATTCCTGAACTCTTCATCTCTATCTGCCATGAGATAATCACATGCATCCTTCATACCATTGCTGTGTATCATGACCTTAGCTTTGTTAGGAAATAGTTTTGCTACCTCATCACTTGCTCTCTTACCTGCCTCATCATTATCAAAACAAATAACAATCTCTTTGAATGAATCCAGATACTTGTAGTTCTGTTGACAATTCTTCTTGGCTGATTGTGCATTGTGTACTGAGACAGCAGGATACCTTGAACCAAGCAGCTGATAACAAGCCATGGCATCTAGTTCTCCTTCAGTAATTGTTATACCTTTGGCTGACTCTTTGCCAAAGACATGCTGACCAAATAGAGTAGCTACCTTTGGTGTGCCTTCCCATGTAAATTGTTTACCTGCTCTGCGTACCTTGTTGGCAACATGGTTCTTATCCGAATCATAGTAAGGATAGTACTGAGACACACCTTGCTCTACTGTTACATTAAACTTTTTGACTGTGGCAAAAGACAATTTCCTATCATCAATAGGTTGGTGTCCGTCACGACCTTTACCAACTGCATCTACATGAGACATAGATATATCCTCAGTAGGTTGTGGTTCTTGTATTACATTATCAAACATTCTATCTACATCTCCCTTACTTAATGTTGTTACACATGAGAAGCAATGACCATGACCATCTTCATAAATTGTAAATGCATCTGAAGATGTGCAAACTGGGCAACTTATATGAGACTCTTTAGTATCCATTACTGCTCCTTAATAAGATTATTATTATAATTATTATCTTTCTAAGTTTCTTTTAAAGACATTATACAGACTTTAAAAATCCTGTCAAGTTATTTTTTTACCATAAATTAAAAACATTACAAATTAATATTACTAACATCCAAAAGAAAGGATTTAAAATAGTTAAAAGAAGGATTCTATCTATCATATACTATTCTCTATAGTATTTATTATAACTATTATAAAACTCAATAGCTTCTTCATCTGATACAGGATGACCTGCCACAGATGTAGCTATGCTTCTCACTTGTACCATTAACTCTTCATCAATACTATCTTCTTTCTCAAACTCATTATCAATTATATATCTACTGACCATGTTCTTCTCCTATCTACTGAGATCATCTTGACTCATTGGTTTAATATGTGAATGAATATGTTCCTTCATGGCATCAGCTAAACTTATTAAGCCGACACCAATAATACCATTCTCTTCTATGATTGCATCAACAACATCTTCTACTACTATATCATTAGCAACCAACCATTTTATTATCTTCTTATTCTTCTTCATGATATGCCTCTGGATGATCTTCATATACATAATCACCCCACCATTGTGGACGTACTATACCTTCATCATCTATTCTCTTTTTATAGACTATACGATAATTCTCTCTTACTTTTTCAGTAAGATTTATTAGTTCTTGTATTTCCCAATACGTAACGTACTCAATACCTGACTCAGCTAAATGCTCTGTTATACTTTTTATTTTATTTACTAAGTCCAGTAAGTTTCCAGTACGTAAAGGATCTTTACCACCATTCTCTGTGCTCATCAAACATATCTCCTATTAAAAGTGAGATTAAAAACATTACTAATCCCATTGTTGCTGTTATTATTGTTACCAAAATGGTAAACTCTGAAGGCAAAAACATACAGCCAATAAATGCGTGCATCATTAATGCCATACCACCATAGTGAAAGAAATTATATATCATAATTCTATATAACTTAAAGTTATTATTATATATAGTAGTCCAATAAGTTCTAACATTATTCGTATAACTCCCCTTGACTATAGCTTTGATTGTCCATCTCATCTGCCTTGTCCAAGAGAAGAGCACTACAAGCAAAGTCAGTCATCTGACATGTGCTTATATCTCCATTCTCTTTTGCCATAAAGATAAACTTATCTAATATCTTTGCCCATACCTCTGGCTCTAGGTCTGTGGCAGGGTTAAAAGAAATCTTCTTACTCCATGTTGCCATGTTCTTCTCCTCTCTGGTTGTGTGATGCCTCCGAAGTTTCATATACCCGCAAGAGCTTCGGCTAATAGGATTCCCATTATACTTACTAACCAATTTCTTTTGTTAGTACCTCAAGGTATCTGTCCCACCTAATCGACATCACATTATAAAGTTAACATATCTAAAAATATATGTCAACAATTATTTATACTTACCTTTACTATAAGGTTCATCTAGTTCTTCTAATTCAATAATTACTTCTTGGTCTTTCTCTGGATACCATGTTTCTATATGTTCTTCCTCATGATTATCCCACTTCTCTCTTGCTTCTTCTTCTGAGTCTGCATCTACTTCATACTCATAATTAATTTCAGCTTTAGTTAATATCATATATCTCTTAGACATTTACATTCTCCATTTCTAAATCTACCCACTCTTCTCTCATGTTGGGATAGTCATACCCTATTCTATATTTCTTATTAGCATACCAATCAGGCATAGGTCTACTCTTCTCCCACTTGGCTATATCTTTCTTATCATTTACATAATACTTTCTGTATGCTAATACACTCTCATCAGACGCACACTTGTATTCATCTGGCATACATTGTGGGTGTGGTGTTCTTTCCATAGGTTTATATTGCAATGTACCCCAATCTGTTTCTTTAATATCCATGATAACTTGCTGACATTTATGTATCTTATTGTATCTTCTGGTATATTCAAAGCATAGCTCCATACCATGTTGCACTAGCCAACTAAAATTATCAGCACTATCTCCTGCCCATAGTGTACATGGGTGGTTCTTGTGTGCTTCTTTGTATGGTACTTTATCTCCTTGTCCATGCCTATGAAACACAGAACACAACATCTGTGCAGTTTCCAATGGCATCTTTACTATGTGCTTATCACATTGCATCTGTGCAGATATGATAGGTGATTCGTCTAGTATGAATATGTTCATATGTCTACTCCTTGTACATGAATATCTAATTCATCTGCAATCCAATATCGTATTCCTGTGTAACAATCATCACACAATAATATAGGAACAAATTTATATGTCATATCTTCTTCTTCACCTTTATTAACTTTACAATGTTCACAAGTTACTATCATTCTACTTTCTCCTTTACTACAGCAAAGTCTACTGTATATATCCATGTTGCACTATCTTCTTCTACATTTTCTATACTTCTATACTCTACTATTGGGCATGTGTCAAGCCAATCCATAAATATTTTTTGATTATCTTTATTCATCTGTACAACACTCCCATTTTAACTAACACATCTAATTCTTTTTGTGTCATCTCTTCTACTCTATGTACTGCTATAGTATCATCATCATAATCTGTGTATACATTAGTTTCTTCATTAAAATTTTCTTCAAAGTCATGGTCGCTTCTACCTTCACCATACACATCTCGTATTATATCTTTGTCTGTAATAGACTCACCATTTTCATAGTGTGCCAAGCCATAATCTTTAAACCATGCATAGTCAAGGTATTCAACACCACCATTATCTATTGTAAATTTTACAAATATCATTCTACTTTCTCCTTTTTAAATGCTTCACCTACACCATTCTCCCATGCTTCTGGTACTATCCAATCTACCATGTAGAAAAGTGCTTGTATTTTAGGTAGTAATTTATAATCGTAGTCTGGTTCATCAGCAAGTCTGCGTGATAGTTCACCTATAAATTCTTTAACTTCTTCTTCCATTATACACTCTCCTCTATTTCTATATCTGTAAACCAATTATCTAGGTCTTGTGCTAATTCGCTTGGCATATCATGGTCTAGTCTTACTAACTTATGACTATCATTCCATTCTACATGGATTTGATAGCTTACTATATGCCTTCGTGTCGTAGGTATTGTGTTTATATCTCTACTCATTATCATTCTCCTTCTTGTAGTTGATCTTCATGTACTATATTTACTTCACCAAGTATTCTTGTCATAATATCAACATAATTATTAAACATCTCTTGTCCCTCGTCAGTAAAATTATATACATCATCTTCATCTACATAGATGCAATCTTCATAATACTTTTCACCTAATTTTTC